GGCCTCCGCCACAGGCAATCAGGGCGCGGCCTCCGCCACAGGCAATCAGGGCGCGGCCTCCGCCACAGGCGATCAGGGCGCGGCCTCCGCCACGGGCTATCAGGGCGCGGCCTCCGCCACAGGCAAAGCCGGTGTTGCTCTTGCAGCCGGATATGAGTGTAAAGCAATGGGTGCTCTTGGCTGCGCGATCTGCTGCGTCGAGCGAGGCGAATGGGACGGAGAGACGTATCCGATTGTTGCCGTCAAGGCTGCAATCGTTGACGGCGAGAAGATCAAGGCCGATACATGGTACTGCCTGAAAAACGGCGAATTTGTGGAGGTAGAGTAAATGCTTGATACAATCTCCACTGTGAAGATGAGCCGCAAAGAATGGCTGAAGGAACGCAGAAAGTCCATTGGCGGGAGTGACGCGGCGGCTGTTATCGGAATGAGCCGCTTTGCAAGCCCGTACACGGTATGGATGGATAAGACTGGGCGTCTCCCGGAAAAGGAAGACACAGAGGCTATGCGGGTCGGCAGAGATCTCGAGGAGTATGTTGCGAAGCGTTTTGAGGAAGCGTCCGGGAAAAAGGTGCGGCGCTGCAACTACATCATTCGGAACCCCGCGTATCCGTGGGCGCACGCAGACATTGACAGGCGAATTTCCAGCGAAAATGCAGGGCTGGAATGCAAGACAACCTCGACGCTTGACATTCGGCAGTTCAACGGCGTGGAGTTCCCGGAACGCTACTATGCACAGTGTGTGCATTATCTTGCCGTCACCGGCCTTGACCGTTGGTATTTGGCGGTTCTCGTCTTCGGGCGCGGATTCTTTACATACACGCTCGAGCGCGATGAGGCGGAAATCTCCGCGCTGATGGAGGCGGAGAAACTTTTTTGGCGGTGCGTCGAAGAAGACACCCCGCCTGCACCAGACGGTTCGGAGGCGACGACGGACGCGATCAGCACGGTTTATGCCGACAGCAGCGGCGAACAGCTTGATTTGTTCGGACGCGAACAGCTGCTGTCTGAGTATATGCAGATCAAACGTCAGGCGGCGGCACTGGCGGAGCGCAGCCGCGAGATTGAAAACACGATCAAGCTCGACATGGGCACGGCAGAGCGGGCCGCCTGCAACGGCTACAACGTCTCTTGGAAGCAGCAAAACCGGCAGACGTTTCAGCCCAAAGCCTTTAAAGAGGCATACCCGGATATCGATTTGGCACCGTTTTATAAAACGGTGCAGGCCCGGCCATTCAAAATTACAGAAATGAAACAGGAGGAAGAATCATGAACAAAATCCAGCAGGCAACCGCGCAGACGGCTATGAAGGCACAGAGCGGCGGAAATCCGACAATGCAGCAGTATATTAAGCAGATGGAGGGTGAGATCAAGAAAGCGCTTCCCTCCGTTATGACGCCGGAACGGTTCACGCGGATCACGCTTTCCGCGCTTTCCACGAATCCGAAACTGGCACAGTGTACGCCGCAATCTTTCCTCGGCGCGATGATGACCGCCGCGCAGCTTGGCTTGGAGCCGAACACGCCGCTTGGGCAGGCATATTTGATTCCTTATTGGAACGGCAAGCAGAACCGCCTTGAATGTCAGTTCCAGCTTGGGTACAAAGGCATGATCGACCTTGCATACCGCTCCGGCGAGATCCAGACGATCCAAGCACAAGTCGGACACGCGAACGATACGCTGATTGCCGAGTATGGCACAGAATGCAGCCTGAAATTTATCCCGAAGCTGAACGGAGATCGCGGCGACCCGGTGAACGTCTGGGCCATGTTCAAGACAAAGGACGGCGGCTACGGATTCGAGATCATGACGCTGGACGATGTTCGCGCCCATGCGCAGAAGTACAGCAAGGCATACGGTTCCGGCCCGTGGCAGACCAACTTTGAAGAGATGGCAAAGAAGACCGTTCTGAAAAAGGTTCTGAAGTATGCCCCGATGAAGTCTGAATTTGTCCGGCAGATCGCGCAGGACAGCACGGTCAAGACGGAGATCAGCGACGATATGTTCAGCGTTCCCACTGTTGTCGCAGATGCGGAAATGGTTGACGATATGCCGGTCGATCAGGCAACCGGCGAGGTCATGGAGGGCGCTACAAATGCTGAATAAAATCGTTATGATGGGCCGTTTGACCCGTGACCCGGAGCTTCGGCAGACGCAAAGCGGAAATTCTGTTGTATCCTTCACGCTTGCCTGCGACCGCGATTTCGCGGCGCAGGGCGCGGAGAAGGAAACGGATTTTATTGATGTTGTCGCATGGCGGAATACAGCTGATTTTGTCAGCAAGTATTTCTCAAAGGGCCGCATGGCCGTCGTGTCTGGCCGTTTGCAGATCCGCAACTGGGAGGATAAAGAAGGGAATAAGCGCAAAACGGCAGAGATCGTCGCAGAAAGTGTTTATTTCGGCGACAGCAAGCGGGACGGGCAGAATGCTTCTGCCGCTGCACCGTCCTCTTCGGAGTTCAAGCCGCTGCCGAGCACAACGCCGGTTCCGTTCTCTGCGCCGGATATGCCGCAGATGGAGATCGGCGACGACGACCTGCCGTTCTGAGGGCTGACGGATGGGAGATAAAAAGGAATACGTCAAGCTGTGGCTGAGTTACAGGAGCTATTTCGAGGCGTACAGTGCCGCTGAGGTGGGGCGCTTGGTGCTGGCCGCGATGGATTATCGCGAGTCGGGAGCAGAGCCAGAGTTCAGCGGGAGTGAACGTTTCATTTGGCCTGCGATTCGACGGGACATTGACGAATCCGTAGCGGCGCAAAAAGCCATCTCCGCGTCCAGAAGCGAGGCAGGAAAGCAGGGCGGCCGGCCTGAATCCGAAAAAGCAAATGCTTTTGACGAAAGCAACGAAAAGCAAAAAAAGCAAATGCTTTCCGATGAAAGCAAAAAAAGCTATGGACAAAGGAAAAGGACAAAGGAAAAGGACATGGACAGTATTCTTTCCCCCCTTCCCCCCGCACTGCGCGAATCCGTTGAGAAATGGGTGGCGTACAAGGGCGAACGACGGGAGGAGTATAAGCCTGTCGGCCTGCAAAGCCTTGTTACGCAGATCACAAAGGCTGCGGAGGAATACGGCGAGGAAGCCATGATCGACGTGATAACCCGCTCTATGGCCGCAAATTACAAGGGGATCGTGTTTGACTGGCTGAAAGAGGCCAGCACACGCCCTGCGGCGCTCGGCCGCGCTGCAAAGCCCGGCTACGGCGTGCAGGGGCACCATGACGAGCTGAATCTGTTGGAACGTGCAGCTGTGGACAGGGTGATGGGGCCGGTGTCAAAGGGCGCTGCCCGATTGCAACAAGGCGTGCAGCGCCACGGGGACGAACTTGATGCGTTCCAGCTGGAGGCGGTCGAGCGAATGCTTGCGGAAAACAAGGAGGATAAGGCATGAGATTTGTTTGCGATTGCTGCCACGATCTGACGAACATCGAGGCAGACCGGATGGAGATCCAGGGCGAGAAGCTGCTGGTGTACAGCCGGGGCAAGCTGGTGTACGTTGCGGATCTCGGCCAGATCATGCTGGCCAAGCTGACGCCGACGGGGAAGGAAACAAAATGCTGACGCATCTGAGCCTGTTTTCCGGGATCGGCGGGCTGGATCTGGCTGCCGAGTGGGCAGGCTTTACAACCGTCGGGCAATGCGAGTTTGCCGATTACCCGACGAAGGTGCTGGAAAAGCACTGGCCGGACGTGCCGCGCTGGCGTGATGTCCGAACGTTGACAAAGGAGAGTTTTTATGAGCGGACAGGACTGCGAACAATTGACGTTCTCTCTGGGGGATTCCCCTGCCAGCCCTTCTCCGTGGCTGGAAAGCAGAAGGGAAAGGGGGATGATCGTTACCTCTGGCCGGAGATGCTGCGAGTTATCCGAGAACTGCGCCCGCGTTGCGTTATCGGTGAAAACGTACCTGGAATCCTCCGCATTGCCGCCGGGCAGGTGGTTAGGGATCTGGAGCGTGCAGGCTATCACGTCGTCGTGTTCAATTTTGAAGCTGCGGCTGTCGGAGCTTGGCACAGACGGTCCAGGGTATTCTTCGTCGGAATCGCAGATGTGGCCGACACCGACGACAGTAGGCTGCACGATAGCATCAGAAAAGAGAATCAATTTGATTGCGGACGGGAAAACGACATTTGCAAGCAATCAGGGGGAGCGTGGAGGCTTATCCAATCTGCGGGAGCACGTGCTTGCGCGGACGAAAGGCTTGTGGACAACGCCCTGCGCAGCGGATGCGCAGGGATCGCACGGCGGAAACAATCACAGGAGCTTGCGGACGGACGTTGCTGGACAGCTGAACCCGATGTGGGTCGAGTGGCTCATGGGGTTCCCACAAGGGTGGACAGACTTAAATGCCTCGGAAACGCCGTAGTGCCGCAGCAGGCATACCCGATTTTTAAGGCATTGATGGAGGAGCTGGACTGATGGACTTAGAACAAACCGCGATTGCGCGGCTGCGGATGGCCTCGGATATGAGCCTGCGCCTGTACAAGCAGCCGCTTGTGATTACATACTCGGGCGGCAAGGACTCGGACGTGCTTTTGCATCTGGCTGGCAAAGCCGGTATCCAGTATGAGGTTTTGCACTCGCTGACCACGGCGGACGCGCCGGAGACCGTCTGGCATGTGCGGGATACCTTCCGCCGCTTGGAGATGGCTGGCGTAAAATGCGACATCGATACGCACCGGACGCCGGCCGGCGGGAATGTGACGATGTGGAATCTGATCCCGCGTAATTCCGTGCCACCGACAAGAATCAGCAGATATTGTTGCAGGGAACTGAAGGAAACCGGCGGAAAAGGACGTTTTATTGCGACGGGAGTCCGGTGGGCAGAGTCTGCAAGGCGGAAGCAATCACACGGCGTTATGGAAACTAGCCACAAGGACAAAGACAAGCGAATTATCCTGATGGACGACAACGACGAGCGGAGAATGCTCCTGGAAAACTGCCAGCTGAAAGCTCGACGGACGGTAAACCCAATCATCGACTGGAAAGACGAAGACGTTCTCGGCTACTGCGACGAGCAGAAGATTGCGATGAACCCGTTATACGCCTGTGGCTGGAAACGAATTGGCTGTATCGGATGCCCTCTTGCCAAAAAGACAACGCGATACGCCGAATTTGCAAGGTATCCGAAGATTAAAGCCGCATATATCCGTGCGTTCAGCCGGATGCTCAACGAACGGAAGAAGCGGGAGCCATCGAACGACTGGCAGACAGGCGAGGACGTGATGCACTGGTGGATGGAGGATGGCGTACTGCCGGGACAAATGGTTCTTGAAGGAATGGAGGAGGATACGCTATGACAGACAAGGAAATCGTGCAGGCGCTGCGGTGCTGTGCAAAGGGGCTTGGACACGACGACGCGTGCGAAAACTGCAAGGTCGGAGAAATCCAAGATCGGCGGGAATACATCGAGTTTGCGGCTGCTAACGTGATCGAGCGCCTGACCGCCGAGAACGCGGCGCTGCGGGAGAAGGAGCCGCAGTGGATCAGCGTGGAGGGACGGAGGCCGGAGCCGGGGAAACGCGTCCTTGCTACGGACGGCGTATTTGTCGGCGAGGCGTACCGCACAAGCGCGGATACATGGAGAAGATATGACGGAATAGCCATGCGGGACTGCCTTGGCATTAATAGTCACCCACTGGATGCCGCTGCCGGAAGCGCCGGAGGAAGGAGGCAAGGCATGAGTAAAGCTGTTTTGATCAGCATTCGCCCGGAGTGGTGTGAGAAGATCATCAACGGGCAGAAAACTATCGAGGTGCGCAAGACGCGCCCGAAACTCATTCCGCAGTTTAAGTGCTACATTTACTGCACGCAGAGCGCTGATATGCTTTGGATTTTGAAGGAAAGGGAACGGCCTCTCCATCCTGATAAAATAGCGGATGTTTTCAAGGCTGCTAAATGCGGCGGAGCATATCGGGGGAATGGCAAGATCATCGGCGAGTTTGTATGCGACCACATTTTTGAAAGGATCGTCAGAGTAGGAGGAAGCTGTGAACCGCCGAAATATTGCATCTGCGATTGGAACATGGACTGCACACCACTTGATACGCTTCTTGCGGATGCCTGCCTGACAAAAGACGAGCTGGAGAAGTATCTGGACGGCGGCGTCGGCTACGGATGGCACATTTCCAATCTCAGGATTTACGACACCCCGCGCGAACTGCGAGAATTTTACGCTGTGCCAAATGAGGTAGAGGTAGCGCTCAAGGCAAAACCAAAGTCAATCACCCGCCCGCCGCAGAGCTGGCGGTATGTGGAGGAAGAGATATGGAACGATTGACTGAATGGAACGAATCATCGCATAAACACGCCTATTATCCGCGCTGCGTCGAAGAACCGTGCTACGGCAGCGGGTGCAAAATCAAGGATTGCCCGTTTGAAATAGCGGTGTGTGAGCGCCTTGCGGCCTACGAGGACATCGGCCTGACACCAGAGGAAATCAAGGCTCCATTTACGGAGGACACGATGATAAAGCTGGCAGCGCAGGCGCTGGGCGTGGAGGCTGACCGCCTCCGCGAGCTTGCAGAGGCCGACAAGGACGGCAGAGTTATTGTTCTACCTGCCAAAATAGGAGATACACTGTATGCCGTGACTAGGTTTGGCATTGAAAAACGAGTTGTAAAAGAAATTGCAGCGCCGTTTTTCTACAATACTTACGAAAGTAGTGATAGGGCAGCGCTCCCAACCGCTATTAGAAATTTTGGTAAGACCGTTTTCCTCACCCGCGAAGAAGCCGAGAAGGCTTTGCAGGAAATGGAGTAGCAGATGAAGAATAGATTGACGGTCAGACACGGGATGCTGTCCGACCTCAGAGCATACTTGAAGCAAAGTGGCTGGAAACTCGAAGAACCTGTCGGCGAGTATGAGGTTCTGAGGGCACGAAATCCGAATTATCCGCGACCACTTCTGGTTCACAACCGGGCAGAACGCGGCGTTGGGTACAGCATCGACGGGCGCGATGCGAAGATTTACAGTGGATGGAAACGGAACCGCCGCAAGCGTGGCTTCGACCCAGACTGGCCTACGCAGGAAGAACGGACACGGTATTTTGAAGGAGTGGACGGAGTATGAGTTTCAGTAAGAAAAAGCGGGAAGCGGTCTATGCGAAGTATGACGGCCACTGTGCCTATTGTGGACGGGCTATCGAAATCAAGGATATGCAAGTCGATCATTTCAAGCCGCAACGTGCATGGAACGCCGAAGACGCAGGGACGGACGATATTTCCAACCTTATGCCGTCATGCCGAATGTGCAACCACTACAAGCGGGCAAATTCTCTGGAAACGTTCCGGCGCTATATCGCGGAAATTCCCAGAAAGCTCCGAGAAAACTACATCTACAAAGTAGGGGTCATTTATGGGAATGTCATTGAGCAAGAGAAACCGATCACGTTTTACTTTGAACAGATGGAGGGCAAGAAGGATGGCAACGAAACGAGTATGTGACCGCTGCGGGGCGGAGATAAACCCAACAAGCTCTGCGACGTATGTAAACGTGCGAAGCGCGTTCCATGAGAAATCACCTGATATTGAGCTTTGCTGCTCCTGCGCGATGCAAATCAAAGAATGGCTTAAGCCGCGTGTAGAGGAGGGCAAGAAGGATGATTAAAAACAGAGTGTGTTTTACCGTCCGAGGAGAGTTCGGAGCGCAGATGAGCTTCGAGTCAAAAAACACAATCCCGTATGAAGATCTGTGCAAGTGTGTCAACAAGGATACGTTGCTTGAGCTGATGTGCCTCGACAGGCTCGGCTATACCGGCGACGATATTCAGTTCATCACGCCGGAAGAATACGACGAGCACTTTGGAGATGACGAAGATGCCTGACGAATACATCAGCCGCGAAGCGGCATTGCGCGCCGTGCAGAAACAGCGCGGCGCGAATAGAAGTCCTGCGCAAAACGCCATGCTTGACCGGATCTGCTGCGATATCAAAAACATGCCTGCCGCCGACGTTGCGGAGGTGGTGCGCTGCAAGGACTGCAAGCATCTTGTTAACGCGACGATTAACGCTAACGGTTTTCTCATCTGCGACATCAGCGATATGGAGATTGCACCGGACGATTTTTGCAGTAGAGGCGTGACCGAATGAGCGGCCTGCGGTTTGCTCGTGGGAGCGCGAAAGGAGGAAAACTGATGCAAGATTGCTGCTTGACTTGCAAGAATCTGGAATACAGAAATAACTACGTTTATCCGTATCGGTGCTTGAAGCACAAGGCCGAACGGTTCTCGGAGGAAGAACTGGAACGGAGGTTCTTTTCCGGAGAGGAATGCGAAGACTTTGAACAAAGGAGGTGGCCTGATGGGCACAATTCTGGCGATTGATCCCGGCAATACGCAATCCGGCTATGTGGTGGTCGAGCACGACGGCGAAGAAATTCGCCGCGTTCTGGAGGCCGGGAAGATCGAGAACAACGTGCTGCTGCCGCTGATCGCGCAGAAGCTTTACGGGAACGGCTATGACGTTGCAATCGAGATGATCGCGGGCATGGGCATGACGGTAGGCCAAGAGGTTTTCGATACCTGCGTCTGGATCGGGCGGTTCTGGGAAATCGCGTTGAGGTCGGGCGGATATGAGCCGAAGAGGATCTACCGCCGGGAAGAAAAGCTGAATCTGTGCGGCTGCCTGAGCGCGAAGGATAAGAACATTCGGCAGGCCCTGATAGATCGATACGGCGTTGTCGGCACGAAAAAAGATCCCGGATTCTTCTATGTGAACGGCACGAAGTTTGCAAAAGATATGTGGGCGGCGATGGCTGTCGCCGTGACATATTTTGACAAGTACATCAAGGGGGTAAAGCTTTGAACAAGACGCAGCGAAAGCCGCCAAGACCGCCGATGCAGCTGACGTGCGATGCCTGCGGGAAAACGTTTATGCGCGCACCATCAAAATACAAGGCAAAATGCAATTTTTGCAGCGAGGCGTGCGCCTGGACGGCACATAGGGACGCCGTGATGGGCCGGGCGGAGCGCGTGCAGATCCTGATCACGTGCTCGATCCCGGTATACCCGGAAATGCGGCCTGTCTGCGGACGGGTGTATCCTGCCGAGAAATACAAATACAGGACAAACCGGACGGGCTATGTCGTAGAGGTCAACGGCAAGCGGATATGTGTGAGGTTGGACGAATGCAGGGAAATCTAGGGCTCACACCGGTGCAGGCTCCGTGTAAGGGCTGCGCGGACAGGCACACCGGCTGTCACATGGACTGCACCCGATACATAGCATTCCGCCGGGAGGCGGACAGATACAAGCAGGAGCAATCGAAGGACGCAGCGAGATATGCAACAACACGGGGCTGTATGCGGACGCTGCACGATGCGAACCGCGCAAGACGTGAAGGGAGGCAACATTACTGATGAGCACGCCGCGATACGGCTGGTGGGCCTATGCAAAATGGATGATCCGCAGCTATAAGGGCGGCGGGCTGATGACGAAGGCCGAGCGCGCTGCCGTTGCGGATGCAATCGCGGAGACGGAACAGCTCGTTGACGGCGCGGAGCGACTCCGGCTCATAGATTTGGTTCTTTGGAAGCGAACGCATACCCTGCAGGGCGCTGCAATGGCGGTTTATGTATCCGAACGCACCGCGCAGGAATGGCACAGGCAATTTATTCGCCTTGTGGGGCAAAAAAGAGGGCTTTTATGAAAAAGTCTGCGTCCCAGAGCCAAATTTAACATTTACTATAAGAGCGTAGAGATCAACTCTACGCCCTTCTTCATCGGCACCGCAGCGTTCTGCGGAAACCTCCTCCTCCTGTTCTCGTGTTCTCCGGTGTGAATAAATATATTTATTCACACACGGAGACACGAGAACGAAAGAATGAGGTTGCTGGCCGGTGATCGGGCGTGATGGGGAGGACAACATGGAGGTAAAAAACAGAAAGCTTTCCAGCATTACTGCATACGGGAAAAATGCGAAGAAGCATGACAAGACGCAAATCAACAACGTTGCGGAGAGCATCAAGCAGTACGGCTTCGTGCAACCGATTGTGATTGATCGTGATGGCGTGATCGTAATCGGCCACTGCCGCGCCATGGCGGCGAAGAAGCTGGGCCTGGAAGAAGCGCCTTGCGTCTGTGTGGATGATCTGACACCAGAGCAGGTGAACGCCCTGCGGCTGGTGGATAACAAGAGCAACGAGAGCGACTGGGACTTTGACCTGCTGGCTGATGAGCTGCCTGGTCTTGACCTGTCGGCGTTTGACTTTGACTGGGGCCTGCGTGATGAACTCGACACGTCAGTTGTAGAAGACAACTACGATCCTGTTTTACCGGCAGAGCCGAAGAGTAAACTTGGCGATGTGTACCAGCTCGGAGACCATCGCCTTATGTGCGGAGACAGCACGTCTTTGACAGACGTACAGACGCTCGTAGGGGGGGCACAAATGGATTTGCTGCTCACAGACCCTCCGTACAATGTGGACTATCAGGGCACCGCCGGTAAAATCAAGAACGACAACATGGAAGACACGGCGTTTAGGAGATTCCTGACCGATGCGTTTTCTAATGCGGCGATGGTTATGAAGTCCGGTGCTCCGTTCTACATCTGGCACGCAGACAGCGAGGGGTATAACTTTCGCGGCGCGTGTAAAGACGCGATGCTGCGCGTCCGGCAGTGCTTGATCTGGGTGAAGAACTCACTTGTGATGGGTAGACAGGATTTCCAGTGGAAACATGAGCCGTGCCTGTATGGTGAGAGCGAGATTGAAGAGGAAGCGCACGAGCCTTGCCTATACGGATGGACAGAAGGGAAGAAGCATTATTTCTTCAAGAACCGCAGACAGACAACTGTGCTGAATTTCGACAAGCCTGTCAAGTCTGCGGAGCATCCGACGATGAAGCCGATTAAGCTGTTTGACTATCAGATGCAGTGTTCCAGCAAGCCGGGAGAGAATGTTCTCGACCTGTTCGCTGGTTCTGGCACAACGATCATGGCGGCGGAGCAGAATGGCAGACACGCTTTCTGCATGGAGTACGATCCGAAGTATGCTGATGTCATTGTTGACCGTTGGGAGAAGTTTACGGGGAAGAAAGCGGTGTTGCTGAATGACGATTGAAGAAGCACGGGCGATTATAGCCAAAACCAGCAGCCCGTATTTGAAGCGGGACATGGAGAAGTTTATCAAACGCCAGCAGAGAAAGGAGGGCGCGTATGGCAAGGCCCAGAAAGGAAATAGATCAAAAGCAGTTCGAGAATCTATGCGGCCTGCAATGCACGCTTGAGGAAATCTGCGGCTGGTTTGGTGTGACTGATAAAACACTGGATAGTTGGTGTAAACGCACCTATCATGCCAGTTTTTCCGAGGTATTTAAGCAAAAGCGAGGAGCGGGGAAAATTTCACTGCGCCGGAGCCAGTGGCGGCTGGCTGAAAACAATGCGACAATGGCAATCTGGCTTGGGAAGCAGTACCTCGGCCAGACAGACAAGCCGGAAGAATCCATTGACGCGGAGGATACGGACGCTTATCTCAAAGAAGCGGGGATTGAATGAAAACCAGGACCATCAACCCCGTGTTTGGGGAAAAACACAAGGCGTACATACAGCGCGCAATGCGCTGCACGATCTCGGTCGCAGAGGGAGCCGTTCGAGCGGGCAAGACCATCGACAACATAGCTGCCTTTGCTGCGCTGATAGAAAAGGGCACGCCGGACAGAATACACCTTGCGACAGGCTCCACGGCGGCCAACGCGAAGTTGAACATCGGAGACGCGAATGGATTCGGACTCGAGTATATTTTCCGCGGACGCTGCCGCTGGACGAAGTACAAAGGCAACGAGGCGCTTGTGATAAAATCTCACAGGCGCGACTATGTGGTGATCTTCGCGGGCGGGGCAAAAGCGGACAGTTTCAAGAAAATTCGCGGCAATTCATACGGAATGTGGATTGCGACAGAAATCAACCTGCACCACGAGGACACGATCAAAGAGGCATTTAACCGGCAGCTTGCCGCAAGGCTGCGCCGTGTGTTCTGGGATTTAAACCCGTCCTCGCCTGGGCACTGGATCTATCAAAACTACATCGATAGATTCCCGGAACGGCTCGGCGGGCAGTACAACTACCAGCATTTCACCATCCGCGACAACGCAACAATTACGGATGCGCGGCTTGCGGAGATTGAAAGCCAGTATGACGTAAACAGTATCTGGTACAGGAGAGATATCCTTGGCGCACGGTGTATAGCCGAAGGCCTCGTATACCCGATGTTCGACCGCGAACGCAACGTCGCAAGTGAGCGGGGCGGGCCGGGGCGGTACTGGATCTCATCGGACTACGGCACACAGAACCCTACCGTCTTTACATTGTGGCGGGAATATGGCGGCAGGGCCGTCATGGAGAAGGAATATTACCACAGCGGACGCGAGAGCGGGCGGCAGAAGACCGATGAGGAATATTATCAGGACTTAGAGGCATTCGCGGACGGATACCGCATTGAGCGTGTCGTGCTCGACCCATCGGCAGCGTCCTTTGCCGAGTGCATCCGGCGGCACGGAAAGTTTTCTGTATGGAAAGCAAACAACGCCGTGCTGGACGGCATTCGATTCACGGGGGCCTGCATCAAAAGCGGAATCATCAAATTTCACGAGAGCTGCAAAAATGCGTTTCGAGAATTTGGCCTTTATAGCTGGGACAAGGACGCAGGAGAAGACCGCGTGATAAAAGAAAACGACCATTGCATGGACGCGATTCGCTATTTCTGTATGACCGTTTTGAGGAGAGAAATCAAGAAATGAGCCTTTTGACAAACATTCGAGGGTGGTTCCGGAATATGCTTTTCCCGCAGGCGGTTGCCGAGCGGGAATTCGGCGTATCTCCGGCAGTCAGCCCGAAGATGGAGCAGAATATAAGCCTCTGGTACGCGATGTTTATTGGAAATCCACCCTGGCAGACGTGCGATGTCATTGCTGTCGGGCTTCCGGCGGCGATCTGCCGGGAGATCGCGCGACCGACGCTGGCCGAGCTGACGGCTAACATCACCGGCAGCGCCCGTGCGGATTATCTGAAAGACTGCTTTGAGCGGGCGGAAGAGAATTTTCACAGCGCCTTAGAACTGGGGCTTGCGCTCGGCGGCGTGGCATTTAAGCCGTATATCTACGGTGAGCAGCTGCTGGTCGACGTGACCGGCGCGGCGGCGTTCCAGCCGACGAAATTTGATCCTGCCGGGCGCTGCATCGGAGGCGTCTTCCGGGACAAGCCCGCGAAAGTGGGCGGGAAGTATTATATCCGCCTCGAATCGCACGAGCTGGACGGCACGACCTATACGATCCGCAATAAAGCATATTACAGCGACGCCTCCGGCACGGTCGGCGCGGAAGCACCCCTGAATGCCGTCCCGGAATGGGCGGACATTCAGCCGGAAATCACGATCCAGAATATGAGCGGGCCGCTCTTCGCGTACTTCCGCCCGCCTGCGGCCAACACAACGGACGCAAACAGCCCCTGCGGAATGTCCGTCTACGGAGACGCGGCTACTGTGCAGCTGATCAAGCAGGCCGATGAGCAGTGGGAGCGCCTGCGCTGGGAATATCGCTCCAGCGAGCGCAAAGTCCTGATGGATGGCACGAGTTCGACTGCGGATATGTTCAACAAGCGTATGTTTGAACTGGGACCGTTCTCCCCTAGCGGAGAATTCTTTCAGTACATCGAGCCGCAGATCCGCGACGAAGCAATCTACCGAGGTTTCCAGAATACGCTTCGCCGTATCGAGTTCAACGTCGGATTGGCTTATGGAGATATTTCCGACCCGCAGACCATCGAGAAGACGGCGACGGAGATCCGCAACAGCAAGCAGCGCAAATATGTGCTGATCGACAGCATCCAGACGGCGCTTGAGCACACGTTTGACAGCCTGCTCTATGCGCTCGATACATATGCAACACTCTATAACCTCACGCCTGCCGGGACGTACAACGCCGATTACAGTTGGGGCGATTCCATCCTTGACGACGCTGAGAAGAAGGAACAAGAGCGGGCAAACGACCGGCTTGACCTCGCTGATGGAATTATGAACCACTGGGAATACCGCGCAAAATGGTACGGCGAGGACGAAGCGACTGCAAAGGCAATGCTGCCGAGGGCGCAGGACATGACAGATGCAAATGCCCCGGCTGAGGTCGAATGAGAAAGGTCAAGTATCCGTTCAGTCCGGAGCTGCTCGACGCCCTCCCGGAAGAACTCGCGGAGCTGTTCCGTGCGCTGGAAGATACGCTGCTGGATGAAGTCTGTTCCCGGCTTAAAATTGCCGATCAGCTCAACGAAGTAACGGTTCAGGATATCCGGGCGCTGCGGTCGCACGGCATTGATCTCAAGAAGATCAAAAGGGCCATCCAGAAGACAGCGGACGTCAGCGAAGAAAAACTGAACAAGCTGCTCGACGATGTTGTGGAGCGCAACCGGCGATATTACAACGACCTTATTACGCTGGCCGATGTAACGAAGCCTGACCGGCTGGTAGACGCCTCCGATATCGACGCGATCCGCAGGCAGACGCTCGGAGAATTCCGAAATCTGACGCAATCTTTGGGGTTTTTAGTGGACAATGGCCAGAGAATGCTTCCGCCTGCGCAAGCATATCAGTGGGCCCTAAATTCGTCAACGCTGCAAATTCAGAGCGGGGCGATCAGCTATAATCAGGCGATTGCCAACGCCGTCAAGCAGCTGGCAGAAAGCGGAATCAAAGTCGTAGACTATGAGAGCGGACACACAGATCAAATCGACGTGGCCGCCCGCCGGGCCGTTATGACGGGCGTGGCGCAAATCTGCGACAAGTATTCCGACCAGTCGGCGGAATATCTGGATACCCGGTATTTTGAGATCACAGCCCACTCCGGCGCACGAGACAAGCCCGGCCCGTCCCCGTGGTCGAGCCACAAGGATTGGCAGGGGCGCATTTATTACAAAAGCGAGAACGGGGAGCCTGACCCGCTTGGACAGTACAAAGATTTTGTGGAAACGACAGGCTACGGCTATGTAGACGGCCTGACCGGCGCAAATTGCCGACACTATAAGCACGCCTATATCCCGGGCGTCATGGAGCCAACCTATTCCGAGGAGCAGCTGGAACACATTGATGATGGTCTCGGCTGCGAGTTTGACGGGAAGAAATATACCGCGTACGAAGCGACCCAAATGCAAAGACGGCTCGAACGGTCGATTCGCAAACAGAAGCGTTTGAAAAACGCCTATAAAGCATCCGGACAAAAGGACAAGGAGACCGCCGCAGCAGCCAAGCTGCGCCGCCTGAACACGAAATACCATGATTTCAGCAAGGCAGCAGGACTGCCAGAGCAGCCGGAGCGGACAAGGGTTCTGTATACAGACGCAAAATCCGAGGCTGCGGCCAGCAAAGCGAAAACGGTTGAGCGGGTGGAACCTCCGACCAACACAGAACCAGCAGAAAGCGCCGGCTTTCAGCCGAGATACACCGACGTAACGGAAAAGTGGCGCGCGGAGGCCACTCCGAACAGCCACACTGTACAGGACTTGCAGGAGTATACTGCAAACGGCGTTACATACAAGGTCGACGGGCATAATGTCGTGCTTGACCACACAGAGCACGAAAAAGAAATTGCCGGACTCCTTGAAAAGGAATTCGGCGGCGAAATTGGGCTAGTTCCGCGTGTCAATAATCCGCAGGGGGTGTCCACACCGGACTATATTTTCCGAGGGGAAGCGTATGACCTGAAAACGCTCGGAGAAAAAGCCGGGGGAAATACGATTTTCAATCGTGTGAAAAAGGCAGCCAAGCAGGGGCAGCGGTTTATTCTGGATGTCACCAAGACCAAGCTTGACGAAAAAACAATAGATGCGCAAATTGAAAAAATATTTGCCAGAAAGGATACTGAGTGGGTTGATGAGATCATTGAAATCCGAAATGGAAAAGTGCAGAGAATCGTAAAAAGAAAATAAAAAAAGAAGCCGACACACCATCTCGCCCTTCTGGGAAGGGGTCGTGGACAGCGACCGGCTCTTATCTATTCTATACCACACTCTCACAAAAAATGCAAGGGGGGAAATTCAAATGGGCAACTTCAAAGCGATTTATAAAATGCTGTCTGCGCTGGAACGCGCGATGGATCTTCCGGCGTTCAGCGTGGAGAGCTTCGGCCTGGACTCCATGCAGGTGTCCGGAGAACGTCTCTACAGGTATCTGGAAATGCTTCAGGACGCGGGGCTTATCAAGGGCGCGGAGCTTTATACCGACGTCACGGGCGAAATGCACCTGAGGAATGAGCGCCGGATTCAGATCACGCTGCAGGGGCTTGAATACTTGCAGGAGAACGCGATCATGAAGCGGATCTATAATGCCGCGAAGGGCATTGTAGACCTGATCCCGTGAGGAACGCCGTATGATCGACGAAAAACTGAAAGCCGCCATCGAGCGGGCGCTTGCCGCCGGATTCCGCGTCCAACTGAAACGCATGAAGGATGGGACAGTCAAGGCGCAGATCATCAAGGCGGAAGAGCTGAAAAAATAATACAGATACCGCAGCGCAATCGAGCGCGCGGAATGGCACGATGAGCCAACTACTGAGGTTTTCTTAGTAGTTGGCTCTTTTTGTTTTATCAAATCTTGACCGGCCCGAAGTCGCTAAACTACGGGGCAGCAGCGGACGCGACCCGCGAGAACAAAGCGAAGCTGTGAAGGAGAACCTATGAAGCGAGATTTTTTGGAAGGGCTGGGGCTTGATAAGGATACCGTCGACAAGATCCTCGACGAGAACAGCCGGGACATTGGACGGGAGAAGCAGAAAGCGGATCAGGCCAGAGAAGACCTGAATGCCGCCCGGCAGCAGCTGACCGACCGCGACAAGGATATCGAAGACCTGCGGAAGTCCAGCGGAGACGCTGAGAATTTCCGCAAGCAGCTCGAAGAACTTCAGGGCCGGTACACCAAGGAAACCGAGGATTACAAGGCGCAGCTCGCAAGCCGCGACTACGCCGACGCCATGACCCGCGCGATCACGGCCAAGGGCGTCAAGTTCTCTTCCAAAGCCGCAGAGAAAGCCTACCTTGCAGACCTCAAGGAGAAGCACCTTGAACTGAAAGACGGCGAGCTGACCGGCTTCGACGAGTGGCACAAGGCCCAGCTCGAAGCAGACCCGACCGCGTTCCAGTCCGGCAAGCCTGCGCCCACATTTGTCAAGCCCGTCGGCCAGGGCGGCGCACCGGCGGCAAAGAGCAAGGGCGCAATGTACGCGCAGCAGTTCAACGCGCAGTTTGCGCAGACACCAAACAAGGAGTGATTTGAAAAATGTCTATCGTTGTAAACACAAAAGCAGAAGTCAGGCCGAATTTCCTCGAAAGCGAAGTCGGCCTCGTCCTGAAAACCCGTGAAATCCCCGCGTCGATGGGCGTGCAGGACGGCAAGTACAAGATCGTAAAGGCCGGTACGCCGTTCCCGTCCGACAACTCGAACGCCGTCGGCATCGTGTTTGAGGATATCGATGTGACGGACGGCAATATGCCCGGCTCCGTGATGGTCGCGGGCCGTGTGCTGGCAGACCGCCTGTCGCTGGCCTCCGCAGCAAAGACCGCGCTGTCCGGCAAGGGCTTCACATTTGTTGACGCGCCGGAGATCACGCGCGGCTATACCGTGACCTACGACAAAAACGACGGCAGCGGCACGCCGCCCGTCGACGAGAACGTCTACACAGAGGGCTCCTATGCCGACGTCTCGACCGAATATCCGCTGACCAAGAGCGGCAACACCCAGACCGGCTGGAGCACGTCTAAGGGCGGCGAAGCTGTTTCCAAGGTCGAAATGACCGGCAATGTGACCCTGTACCCCGTGTGGACTACGGCCTAAAGAAGGAGGAAAAACACCATGCCTGACATTCTTGAACTGATTTCCGACGCTGACCGTCTGGATTTCTCGCAGAACATTTCCGTCGCACGCCCGGCGTACCTCGGCGACCGGCTGTTCCCGGACCAGAAGACCGAAAGCCTCAAGGCCGAGTACCTGCGCCTCGCAAACGGCGCACAGATCCCCACGATGGCGACCGTCCACGCCTTTGACACCGAGGCCGAGATCGCCACGCGCCCCGCGCTCGAAAAGACAGAGGTTGAGAAGCTGTTTATCAAGCGCAAGATCAACCAGTCCGAGCGGGTGCAGCTGCTCAACGAAAACGGCGTATATGCCGACAACGCAATCGTGAGCTATGTCTTCGACGATATGCGCCTGATGGCCGATGCGGTCAAGGTCAGAACCGAAGTTGCAAAGATGGAAGTCATCGCGACCGGCAAGATGACCATCAAGGAAAACAATCTCAACATGACCGTCGATTACGGCGTTCCGTCCGCAAACACCGGCTTCAAGATCGACTTCGGCGCAGATGCTGATATCGTCGGCCAGCTTCAGGCCATCGCGGATCAGGCGGCGGCCTCCGGCCACGCCCTGAGCGAAATGGTCGTCGGTACGAAGATCCTGCGCAAACTCGCGTCCAACAAGGGCATTCAGACCCTCGTATACGGTACGGTCGGCGCTGGTACATACGTCACCACCGAGAAGCTGCGCAGCCTCTTTACCGAGCTGTTCGGCTTCGGCCAGATCACGACCAACGACCAGCGCTATAAGGCGCAGGCCGCAAACGGCGCGGAAAAGACGCATCGATTCTTCCCGGAGGACAAGGTTGCGTTCCTGTCCAACGGCACGGCCAATTCCTTCGGCGTTGGCCTGTGGGGCGTGACGCCGGAAGAAAAGGGCTATGGCCCGTACACCGACAAGAGCGCGCAGCAGTATATCACGATCACCCAGTGGGAAACGCCTGACCCGAAGACCACCTGGACAAAGGCAAGCGGCCTGTTTATCCCGGTAGTGCCCGATCCTTACGGCCTGTTCATCGGCGCGGACGTCAGCAAGTAAAATCGAGCCTCCGCGCCTGCATGACGGGCGCGGAGGCTGACCGGAAGGAGGGCGCAGCATGATCTACGCTGATTATGAGTATTACGCGACTGTGTACCGCGGGACGGCGCTGGATGAAGAGCAATTTTGCGGCCTCGCCCGCAAGGCATCGGCTTACGTAGACTACATCACCATGAACCGCGCGCGCTCCGCCGCCGGGGACAAGCTCGAAGCCGTCCAGAACTGCGTCTGTGCGCTGGCCGAGCTGGAGCAGGACGCTGGGAAGCTGGACGGTCTCGTCTACACGACCGACAGGCCCGTATCAAGCGAGACGGTCGGCGGCTGGTCGCGAAGCTTTGGTTCACGAAATCTGTCCCAGGCAGATATACAGCGGACAGAGACGCGCCGCCGTGAGATCGTGCTGGCGTACCTCGGGCCGACCGGATTACTCAAAGCGAGGGGGTATGGGCCGTGTCCATGTTCCCCCACACCGTAACCATCTACAACGTCTCGCAGGAGACAGACCCGGCGACATTCAAGGACGTGGAGAAAACCTACATCACCGTCCTGCGCGGCGTTCTGCTGGAAGCCTCCAAGGCGGCCAACGTCCGCCAGAGCGGGCTTGAGGGCGCGGATGCGGTGAATCTGTACATTCCGTTCTCTACGGTTGCTGTAGACGGCGTGACGGGCGCAGAAAAGCGCTACGTCGGCCCGCAAGAATTCTGGCGTGCAACTGATAAAAGCGGAATCTGGACGCTCTCCACGGACGGCAACGGCGGAACGACATTCTTTATCAAGGGTGAAGTCGTGGAGCCGGACAAGACCGAGCAGGCGCTTGAAATGCTCTATGACGACGTTTACAAGGTCACAAAGGTCGATATGAAGGACTTCGGAAGCCAGGACATGAGACACTTCGAAGTCGGAGGGGCCTAATATGCTGAAATTCAGCGTAAAGGCAGACGGCTTTGATGAATTGCATGAGGCAATCGCGCAGGCGTGTACCAAAGCGGAGCATATTGTCGCGCTTCAGGCAAGAAAGGACACAGCCCCGTATGTGCCATTCTTGACCGGTTCCCTCGACCGCAGAACACAGGTGGAAGGGAATGCGATCATCTATCCCGGCCCATACGCAAGGTTCCTGTACTACGGGAAAGTCATGGTAGACCCGGAGACCGGAAGCACCTACGCGCCGAAAGGCGGGACAAAGGTACTGACCGACAAAAATCTTGTGTTCAACACGTCAGGACACAATCAGGCGCAATCGCATTGGTTCGAGGCGTCAAAGGCTGAAAATCTTGATAAATGGCTTCGTGTAGCGGACAAGGCGGTGAAGAATGGACGCTGAAAAGCAAAAAAGGCTGGTATCTGCGGAGGAAGAACAGGATATCTCCCGAAAGATGATGATCTGGGCAAATTCCTTCTCGGACGACGACATACCGGCCGCAACGATTAATTATGAATTCCTCGCCGCCGACTCGGCGAGTATGGCCCTGTCCACCATTCAGGGCGCGTACATCACACGAAAATTCATCCTCGGAGGGCACGAGGCGGAATATCAATTCAAGATCATCGCCCGCATCAAGCCCGGAAACAGCAACGACAAGCGCCTGAAATGCGACGCCATGCTGAACCGCTTCGGGGATTGGGCCATGCAGAACCCGCCGGATTTGGGCGACGGGATGCGCGTCCGGCGCATGGAAGCTGTCAGCCGCTCGGCCCTGTTCGCCCGGTATGAGGACGGCACAGAGGATCATCAAATTCTAATGAAACTGACATATGAGGTGATTTAACTATGGCAGAAGTTACTTTTAATACCACGGCCGGTCAGACCATCGACCGGGAGCTGCTGATTGCATATCTGAACACCGGCGAGTCCTCAACGCCCGCCTGGGCGCCGTTCGGCACTCGCGTCACAGACTCCAGCATGGAGTATGACTGGCAGGAGGATTCCAGCAAGGATATCCTTGGAACGACCAGAACCACCATGAAGAAACCGATTATCACGCAGAGCTTTGACCCGTGCGACCTTGACGCGGGCGATGCGGCGTTGAAGAAGATCTGGGATCTGGCGGTCAAGCAGCAGAACGCAGCTGCGCTGGCGAATCAGGACGTGCTGATCGTCCATCATTATGCAGGAACGGCCAAGACGGCAGTCTTCGCGGAGCGCTACGACGCGTCTATGGTCAAGCCGTCCAGCCTCGGCGGCGAGGGCGGCGGCTCGGTAGGTATGCCCATCGACGTGACGCTCGGCGGCAAACGCACGACCGGCACGGCGGCGGTTGGCGCCAACGGGGCTATTACCTTCACGCCAGACGCAGCGTAAGGAGGAATCGCAATGCCTGAAATCAAATTTGAAACCGGTATCGTATCGTTCAAGCTGAACGACGCGGCGGAAGTCTCCTTCAACCCGACCGACAGCGCATTTGTCGAACAGATCTTCAACACCTTTGACGAGCTGGACAGGAAGCAGGAGGCGTATAAGGCCGAAGTCGACCACTGCGCGGACAAGAAGGAGATTTTCGCCATTGCCCGCCGCCGCGACGCGGAAATGCGGGACATGATCGACGGCCTGTTTGCCAAGCCTGTCTGCGCAGACCTGTTCGGCACTATGAACGTCTACGCGCTGGCCGACGGCCTGCCAGTATGGTGCAACCTCATGCTGGCCGTGATCGATCAGATCGACACGAGCTTCGCGGCAGAGCAGAAGAAGACCAACCCGAGGATTGCGAAATATACAGATAGATGGAAAACGCGCAGGCCCCCTGTTCGCGAAATATATTGATAGATGGGGAAAGTGATCTATTCCCTGCCGACCTCTGTTGAGGTCGACGGAACAGAATACGCGATCCAATCTGATTACCGCGCAATCCTCGATATCCTCGTAGCCCTGACAGACAGGGAACTGGACGAGCGGGATAAGGCGGAAGCGGCGCTGACCATCTTCTATCCCGACTTCGAAGAAATGCCCGTCAGCGACTATCAGGAAGCCCTGAACCAGTGCTTCCGCTTCATCGACCACGGGCAGGAGAATCGAGAGAAGAGAAAGCAGCCAGAGATCATGTCATGGGCGCAGGACTTTGATCTCTATATTGCACCTATCAACCGAATCGCGGGCTGCGAGGTCAGGGCGCTGGAATACCTGCATTGGTATTCGTTTCTATCGTACTATCAAGAAATCGGAGATTGCCTGTATGCACAGGTGGTTTCTATCCGCGATAAAAAGGCCAGAGGAAAGAGCCTCGACAAACAGGAGAGGGATTTCTACCGGCGCAACCGGGATATCGTCGATCTGAAGACAACATACTCGGAGGCCGAAGCCGACCTGCTTGCCGTATGGGGAGTCGGGACAAAAAACAGCCGCCCCGGTTAAGGGGCGGCAGCAGGAAAAACTTATTTTTTATACTCGAAAACGATTTCGCTACCCCAGAAGCTTGGAGAGAATCGAATCTCGATCTCACTCCAATCCTGCGGCGCTTCATATCCGACGACACCTTTCATTTTCTTCCCGGCGGCAATCGTGCCGTCAAGCTGCGGCTCGCCGGAACTCATCATGGCGGTGAGGCTGAGGCTGGTTGTATAGCCATCAATGTAGCTTTCGAATGAAAGCATGGTGCTGGACGCAATATCGCGGGATGAATTGTTTTCGATCTCGAATTCGCACAGAACAAAGACCTTTCCATCATCCGGCGAGACGTAATTTTGGCCGGAATTCTCGGTAACACTGAGCAACGTGACCGCCACGCCGTCTAGAACGACCTGATCCCCAACGCCAAATGTTTCAGGCCCGGAATCGGATTGCTGCGGCGGCTGCTGCGAAGAAGAAACTGAGGTTCCGACCTTTTTCGGCTTGGAGGACGATCCGCAGGAAGCAAAGGCCGCGCCAATAAAGACGAAAAGACAGAGGAATACGATTAAAGCCGTCAGGCAGCCGCTGGGGCGTTTCGCCTGCTTTTTGGTTTTTAGCCCGCCAACAACGTCAACGCGGTTCGAGGCGTTAATCTTGATGGTAAAAAACGCATTCTGTTGCCCTTCGGCAATGGTAAAGGATATGGTTTTATCCAGACGGCGATACCGGTAAAAAGAAAGTTCGTGCTGGCCCGGAGCGGCCACAGCTCGAAGTTCTTCACCGTTTTTCAGCGTGCCGACATCACAGCCATCCAATGCAACGCCGACGGTCAGGCCAGAACCGTAAAAAGAATTGTCCCGGCTGATTTGGATAATGCAATCACTCATATTTCTTCCCTCCTTACTTAGAAGATAACACAAATAATGACAAAAATCAACCGAAAAGGTGGTGAAAATATGGCGGATGGAAAAATTGTGATCGCCGTCGACGCGGACGCGAAAAAGGCACAGAAGGAGCTTGATACGCTGTCTGCGAAAATCGACAAGATGGAAGCCAAGCTAAACGAGGATACCGGAACGCAGAACGGGCTTAAAAAGGAGCTGGACGCTGCGCTTCAGTCCGCAAAGCAGACGGAAGACGCGCTGAAATCGCTCCGCTCGGAGGCTGACCGCCTAAAGGGCATCACGTCCGGAAACACTTCGGCTAATCCAGCTGAGTACATAGACGCTTATTCTCGACAGGCGGAGGTTGCTGCGCAGATCAAAGAGCAGGAACAGCTGCTGGTGCAGCAAAACAAAACGGCGGAAAAGCTCGGGAGTCAATATGCAAAGATCACCGACAAGGTGATAACCCAGACCGATGCGCTTGACGCTGCAAAGACCAAAGCCGGTGAGCTGGTGCAGCAGATCACGAACGCCAGCGGAGCCTCGGCTAAAATGGCGGAGGTATCGGCGAGCGTCGAAAAGAGCATGAACAAATTCGGAAGAAGATTAAGCGGGGTACTAAGGAGCGCGCTGATCTTTACCGTCCTGTCCCGCGGCCTTTCCCAGCTGCGCAGCTGGCTTAGCGAGACGATCAAGAAAAGCGACGAAGCGCGCGCGGCAGTTGCCAGGCTGAAGGGCGCTCTGCTCACGCTTGCGCAGCCAATCATGAAGGTGGTTATTCCTGCTTTTATCCTTCTTGTGAACGTGCTGACTCGAATTGTAAACGCGCTTGCAACACTGGTTTCTAAGCTGTTCGGAACGTCTTTCCCGAAATCTGCGGCGGAAGCCGCTGCGGCATATGGAGACGAGGCGGAAGCAATCTCCGATGTGGGAGACGCAGCAAAAAAAGCAGGGAAAAGCATGGCGTCGTTTGACGAAATCAACCAGCTTTCGAATGATTCCGGAAGCAGCGGCGGCGCAGGAGCGGGTGGCGGAATCGGATCCGATACAATAGCACCCGATTTCAGCGCCATGATAAAGGATCAGCTGACATCAATTACAGAATTGTTTGTGGGCGCGGCATTGCTTGCGCTTGGCGCAATTCTCACGTTCAGCGGCGCGAACATCCCGCTTGGAATAGCGCTTATGGCAGTTGGCGCGCTGGCGGTGTGGGACGCGGTAAGCAATCACTGGGGAGAAATCGCTGGAATCCTGCAAGGGCAAGTCGGACTTATCACGGCGATTGTAAGTACTGCCTTGCTTGCAATCGGCGCGATCCTTGTCTTTTCTGGCGCAAACATTCCGCTTGGCCTCGGACTGATGATCGCCGGTGCGGTCGGCCTTGCGGCCACTGTGGCGGCAAACTGGGGCTCAATTACAGAAGCGCTGCAAGGGCCCATCGGAATCATTACGGCAATCGTAAGCGGGGCGCTGCTTGTTGTCGGCGCGATCTTAGCGTTCAGCGGCGCAAACATTCCTATCGGCATTGGGCTGATGGCGGCCGGGGCGGTCGGTCTCGCTGCGGTAGCGGCTGTTAACTGGGACACGATCACGGCGGCCCTGCGGGGCCCTGTCGGAAATATTGTAGCGATCGTGGGCGCGGCATTGCTTGCGCTTGGCGCAATTCTCGCATTCAGCGGTGCGAATCTGCCGCTCGGTATCGGGCTGATGGTTGCAGGAGCGGCAGGGCTTGCAGCAACAGCAACTATCAACTGGGATACGATCAAAACAAAACTGCAAGGGCCGATAGGGAAGGTCACCGCGATTGTCAGTGCGGCGCTGCTTGCGGTCGGTGCGATCCTTGCATTTACAGGCGCAAGCCTTCCGCTTGGAATCGGGCTGATGGCTGCGGGCGCAATCGGACTTGCAGCAACGGCGGCTGTCAACTGGAATACGATTCAGGAAAAAATGAAAGGGCCGCTTGGCAAAATTACTGCAATCGTTGGCGGCGCGCTCCTTGCGCTTGGCGCGGTTCTCCTGTTCACAGGTGCAGGAATTCCGCTCGGGCTTGGACTTCTCGCAGCGGGCGGCGTAAGCCTGGCTGCGGCTATTGCGCCGAACTGGGATTTTATTGTCAGCAAGGTAAAAGATTGCTGGGGCAAAATCAAAGATTTCTGGAAGAAGAACATTGCGCCTGTATTCACAGGCGAATGGTGGGCCAATCTTGCGAAAAACGCCATGAACGGCCTGATTGCCGAAATCGAGAGTGGGATCAATCGCGCGCTTGGCGGTTTGGGCGGCCTTGTGAACGGGGCGATTAGGCTGCTGAACAAGGTTCCGGGCGTAGACATTGGGAATGTAAGCTGGGGAAATGTCCAACTCCCCCGCCTAGCCTCCGGCGCGGTCATCCCGCCGAACCGGGAGTTTATGGCTGTGCTGGGAGACCAGAAGAGCGGGACGAACATCGAAACGCCGCTTGCCACAATGGTGCAGGCGTTCAAGCAGGCCATGAACGAGACCGGCGTAGCGGGAAGCAGACAAATGACGGTTATCTTCCAGCTTGACCGGCGTGAGCTTGGCCGCACGATCTATCAGCTGAACAACGAAGAGACGCAGCGCGTCGGCGTGAAGCTTGCGGGGGTGAAGACATGAGAAGCGCACTGAGCCTTGACGGCAAGGCGTATTTCAATCTTCACGTCGTGAGCTGCAAGCGGTCGTTCTCCGTCCTAGACGGCGACAACGCCGGGCGCGTTATGACCGGCGCGATGACCCGTGATATTATCGGCACGTATTACAACTACAGCCTTGAAATTGATCCTGTATCGTCAGACCCGGAGGAATACGATGATTTTTATGAGAGCATTTCTGCCCCGGTCGACAGCCACGTGCTGACCGTCCCATATGCGCAGGGGACTATGACCTTTGACGCCTATGTAGCAAACGGCGACGATGAGCTCACCGGGAGCTACGACGGGCGCAATGATTGGGGCAATCTGACGATCAATTTTGTCGCCATGAAGCCCAAGAGGACGCCGGTATGAGTGTACGCGTGATCTATGAGGACGTAGCGGTAGGCGCAGCAGCGGCGGCAAGCGTTGCAAGCACCGCTGCGCAGCCCTTCTCCGACCTTCCGGAACTGCCGTATGGCACAGAGTCGGTGATCGTCGCAACAAACGAGCTGAACCAGTGGATGCTGGACGGCTCCCGCCCGATCCTCACGACCGAGCGGGCGGCCTTCTGGTCTACCGAGCCGAGCAAAGCAGACTGCACCTTCGACGCAAACCCGACGCTGACCATCACGCTGGACGGCACGTTCGCAAGCTCCGGCATTTACCTCTATTTTGACGGTGGCACCGGCGACTATTGCAGCGCCCTGACCATGACGTGGTACAACGGCGAGACAACCGTCGCGTCGCAGGACTTCACGCCGGACGGCCAGAAGTATTTCTGCGCAAAGCCTGTCTCCGGATACAGCAAACTCGTGATCGAGCTGAAAAAGACGAGCCTGCCGTACCGGTACGCGAAACTCAGACAGATCTTCTTCGGCATCGTCCGGGAATTCGAGCGGGAGGATCTGCGCAGCGTCAACGTCACGGAGGGGATCAGCGTGATATCTGACGATGTGGAGATCAACACGCTGGATTTCACGCTTGACAATTCGGACGATATCGATTTCATCTTCCAAGAGAAGCAGCCCGTCAGCGCATACGACGGCGCAAAGCTGATCGGCGTCTTTTACATCAAGAGCTCGTCCCGGTCGAGCGCCCGGCTCTATGATGTCTCCTGCCAGGATGCACTCGGCATTCTGGACGATGAGCCTTTTGCGGCGGCAATCTATAGCGAGAAAAACGCAAAAGAGCTGATAAGCTCGATCCTTGGCACGCACTTCACGCTGGATTTTGACGCGGCGCTGGAGAACGAGACAGTAACGGGCTATATCCCGGACTGTACCAAGCGCGAGGCGCTTCAGCAGATCGTCTTTGCCCTGCGCGCGACCATCGACACAAGCGCGTCGCGCGGCGTGCGCGTCCGGAGGCTCACAGCGGCCTCTCCTGCCACGATCCCACTTGACCGGACATACACGGGCGGCAGCGTTGAAACGGCGGCAGCGGTCACGGAGATCCGCGTGACGGCACACAACTATTCGACGTCCGGAAGCGGAGAGAGCGTGGAGGTCGGCGGTACGACCTACTATCACACGACGTCGGTCACGTCCAAGACCAATCCGAACGCCACCACGCAGACCAAGCCGAACGTCATCGAGGTGCGCGACGCTACGCTGGTCAACAGCGACAACGTTGCCGCCGTCGCGCAGCACGTCTTTGACTACTATATGCGCCGTCAGACGCACAGTGTCAAAATTATCGTGGACAAGGAAGCCCCGGGCGATTACGTGCAGACCACAACGCCGTGGGGCACGAAGATCACCGGAACGATCACCAGTATGGACATTCGCCTCAGCGGAATCGCGGCGGCAGAATGCAAGATTATCGGCACATAGAACGGAGGTGCGGCATTTGGTACAGGGAGATTCGTATAACCTTAGTGTTACCATCAAGAATAAAGGGCAGCCTCTGGACGTTGCAAGCGTTGAAAAGGTGGAAATTTCTCTGCTTTATCTGCAAAAGAGCTATCCGGGAGAGATCGGATACGAGGACGGAAAGTTTCTGTTTCCCCTCACCCAGCAGGAGACCTTTCGGCTCCCGAAGCTCTGCCAGATGCAGGTGCGCGTGAAATTCAAGAGCGGTGACGTGATTGGCTCGGAGATCAAGCAGATCGACGTTGCGCACGCGCTTTCAAAGGCGGTGTTGTGATGGGCGGCATTGAATTTGAACTCAAGAACCGCGATCCGATCGACGTTTCCTTTAACGTTTCCGTGCGTGCTGGCGGCGGCTCTGGCGGCGGAGGCATTGCATCGGCGCAGATCGATGAGATCCGCGTGCTGAAAAAATCGGACTATGACGCGCTGGACAAAAAGGACGCGCGGACACTGTATCTGTTGGAGGGATAACATGCTGGCAGTTGGAATCAAACGCATTCTGGAGCTGTTCATCGGCTCCATGGGCATCAAATCCGCCCGCTTGGGCACAGAAACCATCTACGAAAGGCCTGGCGGCTTTTTGTACATCGAACTCACAAGCGAAGAAAGGGGATAAATCCAGATGGCAAGTTTTTTCAATCTGACACTTGATACGCTGGCACCTGCCGGCCTATCGCTGATCCTGAACGACGGCGCGCAGTACGCGACCAGCGCGACCGTCACCGCGAAGATCTCAGTCACCGACGCCGCGACGACCGGCTACCAGATGAAGATCTGGGGCACAAAGGCGGCGGCAAAGGAAGCAGATGCGTCGTGGGAGACGTTCGCCGCAACAAAATCCATTACGCTCCCGGACGGCGACGGCCTGAAGACGATCTATGTAAAGGTGCGCGACGACGTCGGCAACGAATCGACTGCGGCCAGCGACTCCATCACGCTCAACACCTCGATCCCCGCCGTGACCATCACCGGCCCCGACAAGAGCCGCATTTCCAAGGTAACGGGCTACGACGCAGCTGCATTCTCCTTCGTCTGCGACGTGGACTTCGAGGAATACACCGTCCGCGTCGTCCCGGCGACGAGCAGCCTGCACACGGCGGGCACCCAGATCCCGACGACGGGCGGCTCCACCAACGTCAGCGGCACGGCGGGCGGCTACAAGAAGAACACCGCCATCAACGTCACCGTCAAGGGCGCGGATCTCGAAGCAGCGTCCTCCGGCGACGGCGTGAAGATCGTGAAGGTCTTCGTCAAGAACGCCGCCGGGACGTGGAGCGCAGCCTAATGGCCGCGCCGGAGCTGACCTTCTCCATCACAGGAAACAAGATCTCGGCGGTCTCGGGGTTCAACTCGATCACCGTTTCCTTCTCGTCGGACATCGCCTATACGGCTTTTGAGTGCCGCGCGACGAAGTCCGGCGAGGATTGGGGCCGCGGGAAGGGCGCTTTGATCGCGTCCTTCTCCCAGACCCCAGCGGGCACGCAGCGCACCTTTGAGGTTTACGACGATTTTCTGCTTTCCGGTGATGGGGAATACCGCATTTCGTTGTTCGCGCAAAGCGCAGACGGCAGCTGGAACGACAACTACGGCTTTATCCCGCTGGGAGAGTCGCAGGCGCTGAAGACCGCGGACGGCGAGGATTTTCTGTGTATGAAGGAGTGATCGTATGGCTTACAACAGCCAGTTTACCGGCGCGCAGATCGACGAGGCTATCGCCGACGTGCGCAGCAACAAAGACGCGTGGAACGGAAAGCAAGATGTGATCCTCGCCTCCGGTGCGGCCGTCGGGGACCTGATCAAGGTCAAGGCGGTGGACGCCAGAGGGAAGCCGACGGCGTGGGAGGTGGCCGCGGCTGGCACGGATTATCTAACGGAAGCGCCCGTGACGAGCGTGAACGGGAAAACAGGAGCTGTCAAGGTTCGCGAAGTGCCGTCTGTCACCGCCGCTGATAATGGAAAATTTCTGCGGGTTGTTTCCGGTGCGTGGGCGGCGGTAGAGATCGCAAACGCGAATGGAGGTAGCTTCTGATGGCAACTGAATATTTAACGAACGATATAGAACTCACGTCAGTTGCCGATGCCATCAGAGAAAAAGGCGGAACATCCGACCCGCTGACTTACCCAGATGGTTTTGCAAGCGCGGTTCGTGCAATTCAAACCGGGATCGTTCCGCAACTGGTCGTAACGGTATCCGCGGGTGCGACCGTCACGGCGACAAATGGCTCCAAAACGATCAGCGGAACATCTGACAGCACCGGAGTTTGTACGCTTATCGTTCCGGAGATCGGCACATGGAGCGTATCTGCTACGCTGGACGGGAAAACTTCTGACACAAAATCCGTATCTATCACGGACAGCTATGCGGTGTCGCTTAATTTTGTAGACCCGTTACTGAATAACAATACTTGGGAAACAATAAAAAATATATCCGACGCGGGACAAGGCGCGAACTATTGGAGCATCGGGGACAGAAAAGCTGTAACACTAGATGGAACGGTAGGGGCCCTGACGCTCTCTAATTACACAACGTATGCTTTCATTATCGGATTCAACCATAATGCGAGCGTTGAGGGCGCAAACCGCATCCATTTCCAACTCGCAAAAACCGCCCTATCCGGAGGTACGGACGTTGCGCTATGCGACAGCTATTACAGCAGTTACAACAATACCGGTGTCGGATTCGTCATGAATACCGGAAACTCAAACTTGGGCGGTTGGGCATCGTCAAATATGCGAACAGGAACTTGCGGTACAAGCCTATCAAGCTACTCTAGTACGATCATTGCGGCCATCCCGGCAGCGCTCAGAGCCGTGCTGAAATCCGTGACGAAGTACACGGACAACACCGGCGGCGGAAATCCATCGGCGAACAACGTAACAGCGACGACGGATTACTTTTTCCTCCTCTCCGAGCTTGAGGTTTTCGGGAGTATTTCGAGGGCAAACCCGAACGAGGCGAGCAAGCAAGCGCAGTACGCCTATTATTCCGCCGGGAACAGCAAAATCAAGTACAAGCACAACGGAACGGCGGCAGCCGCTATTTGGTGGCTCCGTTCTCCGTCTACGATCTCCTCCAACGTTTTCGTGGATGTGATCACCGGCGGGACAGTCGACATCAACATCGCGTACTATTCCCTCGGCTTCGCGCCCGGCTTTTGCGTATGAGGGAAAAGCGCATGGAGTATATCGTGTATAAGCGGTTCCGTGGGCATGGCATCGATGGAGAATTTAATCTCCGGTACGGAACTGCGGTATCGGAGATCGAAGGATTCCTGTTTGCAGCGGACGGCAGGCGGATATGCGCTGTTTCCAGTGAAAACGGATGGGAGCATTTCAGGCAGAATACACCTGAGGGCGCGATGCGGCAGGAAATGCTTGAACGCCTCTACCGCTGGTATGAAAAAAACGGATGCGGTGAAGACTTTACGGATGACAAATGGCCGGGGCAGGAAAACGGCTACTGGAAAAATCGACTGCGTACTGCAAGTACAAGTCGGCTGAAACAAATATACGCGGAAAAGATCGGAGGGGAAGCATGTATATCGTCACAAGCGAAGGGGCGTTTGCCGGATACGCAGACAGAGTTATCCCAATCAAGCTGCATCTAAACGGATGCTATGTCCCGTGCGGGGAGAACGAAGCAGAGGGATTCTGCGCACAAAAGGCCGTCACGCGGACGGATGAGGAAGGAAACGAATACAGAACACTGACCGATACAGTGTACCGGACGGAGGGACACACAATGAAAGGAACGGAGCCGGTCGGAAGCTACGAGCAGCATGGCGCAGCCGTCCCGCTGACCGAGGCGGAAGCCGCGCTTGCAGAACTGGAGGCAGTCTATGACGCAGGATAAATTGGAAAAACTCAAAACCGCCATCAAGGACGGCAAGCTGGTACAGGCTGCGGGCGGCATCACGGAGGCCGTCACGCAGTCGGACAAGCTGGGCTATGACTGGCGGAATATCTACGTCAACAAGATTTTGGTGCGGCAGGAGTACGTCGAACAGGCGGTGAAGTTCGGCACGGTGGACCATCCCATCGTGTGGGCCTCCGGCATGCCCCTCATCCAGAACGCCTACTACACGCACAACGGCGAGATCAAGGTCTGGATGGGCGCGGCCGGGAAAAAGGCCGACTGGACAGACGCGGCCTTTGTGCCGATCTGATCGCGCGGAAGGGAGAACACCATGGACACCAAGACCATCATCGTCACCCTCATCACCGACCGGACGCAGGCGGACGTGGAGCGGGTGCGGGAGCTGGCGGCGAAGGGCTTTTCCGCCATGACCGCAGCCGAGCAGGCGGAATGGCTGGCCGGGATGAAGGGCGCGTACAACGCCGCTGATCTCGATCGCGTGGGAACCGCCCTGAACTATCTGGCGGCGCGCCTCAGCTCGATCTGCGGCAGGAGCATCGCGTGGACGGCTAAAACCGATTGGGCCGTAACGGACATTATAACGGCCTCACAGGCCGAGGCATACCGCAAGCAGGTGCAATCCATCCGGGACGCGCTTGCGTATCCTGCCGAAACGCCGGACGCGCCGCAGCTGGGCCGCCTGACCTACACCGATGCAAACAACATCGAGCGCATCCTGAAACTCTGCGAAGACTTAATCGTCAACGTTGCAAAATCTTTTCGCCACACCGGCGCGGCGGAGTGCGCCGCAGGAGGATTACTCACATGAAAGATAGGCAGCCAACACAGGTTTTATCCAACGGCGCGATCCGCTACGGCGTCTATAACGCCGACGGCACGCTCAACCACTACGAATACCTCAAGCGCGAGGACGCGCCCACCGTCGAGGGAACGCCCCTCAACAAGGCAAATCTCCTGTCCGATGCAACCGCCGCGAAGATCTGGCCCGGCTCGAAGAAGCCGGACGACCCGACCGTGAACGACGCGCTCGGCAAGCTTTCGGAGGGTACGGCCAAAGTCGGCGACATCACTATCACCGCCCGCACCGACCTCTCCGACGCATGGATCCCGTGCGACGGGCGCACTGTATCGCAGGAACAGTATCCAAGCCTTTGCGCCGTCCTGCGGACGCCGGACAGCCCGGCGATTTGGACGGAAAAGACCGTATCAACAAACGTCGGAGCGGGCGGCGACGCGCTTTCCTACGAAAACGGCCACTGGTTCCGCACGTACCGGGACGCGACATCCGCACACATTCTGGTGTCGGACGACGGCGAGACGTGGGTAGAATGGCCGATTCCGCAGAACTTCTGGACCGACTCGACAACACTTACTTCTCGAATTGTAGCAGCAAATGCTGTAAAGTACTACAATAATCAATATGTATGTAGCGTGTTAGTACTGTGCGCTACAACATCAGGCACAAAATACAGTTGGGGTGTTCTATTTGCAAGAGAGGTATTTAACGCATTTCAAATCGATTCCCCAGGGGTCTTCAACTGGTATGATTCAGATCGGGTAGAAGACTTTACAGGTACGCGTGCAGACATATATTGGGATGGCCGCTACTTCTTTATAGTAGATATAGAGGACGTTCCATACGCCTCAATCGCCTTATTTCGATATACAGATCAGCTTACAGCTAAAACCAGACCAGCAACTAGCTCGGAAACATCGTGGACTGCTGGATCGCAACTCCCTGGGCGTTCTCTGCAGAAGATTCTCGTTCCGGCAGCAGGCGATGGCATTTTTGTCGTAACTATACGTCCTTCCGACTCTAATGTCGACAACTCATACGGGTGGCTTTCATACTTCCAAGGTGTTACAGCCTCACGACTTGACAAAAACCTGAACACACTTAAACCAACAGATTCTATTGAGTATGAAGCCTTTTTTGAGGTGAATAACGATGTATACCTATACTACACACTCGACAGGTCTGAATATTATCGCTGCAAGATAACGGTTGGAAGCACACTGGACGTATCGACGTCTAGGATAACTGAAGGCGATAGAATACAGTATGCGATAAGCTGCAGCGATCAGGTTGTAGGGGTGTACGATTCGACGGTTAAAGTAGCAGAAGATATAGAGCAAGGATGGGATTTTTCGGCCTCACTTCCTAAAGCCATTGGTAACTATCCTGTTGCAGCAGGCACCATCGTAAGACTGCCATACAAGTCTCAGGGCACGATTGTACAGGATGGTGTCCACGATTTTGCGTACGACAACAAGAAAATCCCTGTCATTACACCCGATAGTCGCAGCAAAGCCTATATCAAGGCACTGGAGGAGTAACTATGCAGGACAGACAGGGCACAAACGATCTTGCGAACGGCGCTGTCCGGTACGGGGTATATGGCGCGGCTGGAAGTCTGCTGCGCTACGAATGGATCCGTCCGGAGGACGAGCCGCTGGAAGCTGGAACGCCGCTCACGGCCGGGAACCTGCTGACGGCACAGAGCGCTGCAAAGATCTGGCGAGCGGGCGACGCACCGGCGAACCCGATGGTAAATGAGGCATTCGGGAAGCTGTCGGAGCCGAATTATCACGTCGGCGATATCCTTACGACCGTCCGCGTCCTCTCCGCCCCGTGGCACGCGTGCGATGGCTCAACCTTCGATCAGACTGCATACCCGGCCCTCTACGCAGCCCTCGGCGGCACGACGCTGCCGACGATCAGCTATTCCAGCGATACCACCACCTACATCAAAATGGCGGACGATTAGCCCGGCAAATAAAAGAGAAAGGTACAGAAAAATGGACACCAAAACCATCATCGTCACCCTCGCCTGCGCCGCGCTTGGCTCATCCGCGCTGACGGCGGTAGTCAATGCCATCGTCAGCGCGGTTCAGAAAAAGCGCGGCAAGGCCACATCGCAGGATACGCACCTCGCCGAGATCGACAAAAAGCTCGGGAAAATGCAGGAGCATCAGGACGAGCAGTATCTGGCAATCCTCCGCCTTACGATCATGAGCGAGGAAATGCCAATGGCTGAACGTCTGATTGCCGGAGAGAAGTATAAAAAGATGGGCGGGAACGGCGACGTGAAAAAGTTCCTGCACCAGCTGGAGGCGCAGTGCGGACATAGCAATGGAGTTTAGCAAGAAATGGCTGATTTGCAGCGCGCTCGTCAGCCTCGCGCTCATCATCGCCTGCGCGGCAGGCGCAGACCTGACGGAGATCACGCTTGCGGTGCTGGCTGAAACAACGGCCTCCAGCGGTTTTTACCTCTGGAAGGCCAAAAATGAGAACCGCGCGAAGTACGCGCAGAAGTACATGGATAAATGGGCCGAAAAGTACGGCCCGGAAGCGGCAGCACGCATCGCGGAGATCGTGCTGAAAGATTGAAAGGAGCATACTTATGGACTACACACAGATCATCTCGGCAGTGATCGCGCTCATCAGCGCGCTCGTCTCGGCATTTCTGATCCCGTGGCTCAAAACCAAGATCGACGCGGACAAGCTGCAAACGCTCCGCACTTACGTTGAGATCGGCGTAAAGGCGGCGGAGCAGCTGTACACCGCGACGGACGGCGCAGCGAAAAAAGCGTATGTTGTGAACTTCCTCGCCGAGAAGGGCATTCAATTTGATGTGGAAACGATCGATAAGCTGATCGAGGCCGCCGTGCTGCAGCTGCACCACGAGTTGTACGGGAGTGAGCGGGCATGAGTATCAAGATCGGACAGGCAAGCCTTGGGGAAACCGGAGGACGCAACCAGCAGCCCGGAAACCAGACCGGGCGGGAGCTGAATATCTCCAACTGGTACAATGGCCGCTGGCTCGGAATCTTGCGCTACAAGAGCCGCAAAAAGGCCGAGCGGGCCGCGCAGACGTGCGAGGCGGCCATTAAGAACCGGAACATCGGCTACGACATGGACAACAGGAACACGGCGTATGAGGCAGCCAGAGCCGTCGGGTGGGACGTGAGCAGGATCGCAAAGCCTGTGGAGACGGACTGCTCCGCGCTCATGATGCTCTGCGCCGTGGCTGCAGGCTGCGCGTCGGTCGAAGCGCTCTACCGTCGGCAGGGCAACAGCTGCACGACATACTGCATGCTGCACGATTGGCCCGCAACGGGCGATTTTGTATTGCTGACCGACAGCAAGTATCTGACGACGGACGCCAATCTCCTGCGCGGCGACGTACTGGTAAGCTCGGGCCATACCGTGATGGCCCTCGAAGATGGAAAAAATGCAGAGGAGGAAACCGAAATGGTAGAAAAGAGCAAGATCATCGTCGACGGAAAGGAAGTCACCGTTGAGCGCATCCTGAAGAACGGCACGAACTACGTCAAGGTTCGCGATATCGCCGCCGCGCTGGATCTCGAAGTGAGCAACAAGGGCAATATCGCTGTGCTGAATCACAAGGATAAGTAAGGAGGCGGGGCGTATGTCGCCGCAGGCGCGGGCCAAGCTGCCGCCAGAGCTGGGCAGGCTGACCCGCAAGGATATGGAGGCTGTGATCTATCAGGCCAATCTTGGCCGGGAAAATGAGAAGATTGCGCAGCTCTATTTTGTGGATAAGCTTCCCCAGGTAGACGTTGCAACAGAGCTGTTTCTGGGCCGAGCCACGGTACAGCGCCGCCTGCCGGAGATCATGCGGGAGATGCAGCGGACATCCAGCAAACTGTATAACTGAGATAAGCGCCGAGAAATCGGCGCTTATTTTTAAAAATTTTTTCATTTTCCTCTTGACTTTTGCGCCCAATGGGCGTATAATAGGGCCATAAGATAAAGAAAGGCGAAAGCCGGGAGGAAACAAAAATGAAACAGTACAAATACTTCTACAAAGTCACCGACGAGAACGGCCAGATTATTTTCAACCATCGTTCCGATTATGCATACCGTCTTCTGGCGCTTGCGAACAAGGAAAGCCACGACAGCGACGGCAATATGCTTGCCGCGTGGTACTTCGGCAAGGTTGAGCACAACATCCCCGAAGACGTGCAGGAGCGCGTTCAGGTTTATGGCGATAGAATTTGAAACGGAGGGAACTACAGATGACGAACGTAGAGGAAATCACCAGAATCATGGCGGCCGGGCGCGACGCAGGCCGCGCACAGGAACCGATGCGGTTTTCAACGCAGGAAGAACGCAACGCATGGTATGAGGAACAAACGGAAATTCTGGCGAAGGTTATGGCTCCAGTAGGAGACGAACCTTACGACAAGAACCTGCAAGGGCATAAGATCGCGGCCCGTTTCGCGGATATTCATACATTCGAAATCTACAGACTTACCAATATCCGATACATTATCGGGGATTTCGAAACATATGAAGAGTACGCGGCCCACAGTTGGGCGGAAACAGAAGCATGGTTCGATGAACTTCGCGCAGATTTGGGGGAAGAGGACGATTGAACGGCTATCAGCAAGCGATCCTCATGCTGCTCGGCGTTGATACCTGCGGCAGGTTCCTTGTCCGCTGTGTTGATCGGTGGTACATCGACGCGGTTGCGGAGCTTTTCCCAACCGCGCCATACCTCCAGCGCCGCGCAGACGGAAAGAGAGACTTTTGGACTGTGAAATCCGCGAAGGTGCATCTTCTCCCGTCCTTCGCCGACGTGACGGACTGGCAAGGATTTTGCCGCGGCGTGGTGGAGCTGCAAGCTTGCCTTGATCTCTGGCCGCACAAGGTACGTGGCAAGCCCATCAGGACACCACGGCTGCGGGTTTACGGGCAGCCTGAGCTTTTAACGCAAATATCCTCGCATTTTCCGGCAGGGCCGAAAAAACTGCAATTTCGGCGCACGCAGACCGGTGAAACGTGCGTCCTGTACTATCAAAGCCCGGCAGAAGTTGCTGATATTCTCGATTCGCTGCACGGCGAACCTTGCAACCGCGAACTCTGGGCGCGTTGGGACGCGCTCATGCAGCAAAATTCATCAGTATAGGAGGATCGAAAAATGAAACTCACACCCTTTATCCGCTCCGCCCTCTACGCCGAAACCGGCGCATACACCGACCGCGACGCCTATATCTCCGATCTGGCGCTGTCCAGCATCTGGGGCGATTCCGAAGACGCCGAGGTTCCGGCGGAGCGGCTGGCGCTGCTCGGCGGGATCTGGGACGGCACGCACTGCACGATCCCGGAGCTAATCGAGAAATACGGACTGACGCAGACCGGCTTTGCGCAGTATTTCAACGTTCCGCTGCGTACCGTGCAGCACTGGTGCCTCGGCGACCGCGCCTGCCCGCCGTATGTGATCGCGATGGCGGCGGAGATTCTGGCTGTAAACGAACGATAACAAAAACTAAGCCCGTGGAATAACCGCGGGCTTAAATTTTGAACCAAATTGATACACAACTGAGGCACAAGAAGCCGCAAAAAGGCCCATACTGAACACATCAAAGGAGTGTTCGGTATGGGCTTTTCTTATTTTAATCCAAACCCCGCCGGGCTGAAAGTCGGGGACTGCACCGTCCGGGCCATCGCAAAGGCGACCGGGAAGAGCTGGGACGAGGTGTATATCGGATTGTGCCTGCAAGGACTCATCATGGGAGATCTGCCGAGCGCAAACAGCGTATGGAGCGCTTACCTCCGGCAGCAGGGCTTTACCCGGAACGTAATCCCGAACACGTGCCCGGACTGCTATACCGTCGCGGATTTCTGCGCAGATCATCCGCGCGGCGTGTATGTGCTGGCGTTATCAAGCCACGTTGTGTGCATGGAGGATGGGACGTATTTTGACACGTGGGATTCTGGGAGTGAAATTCCACTGTTTTATTGGGCAAAGGAGGAAACATGATGTTTGGACAACAGCCGTATGTGTATCAGCAGCCGATTTACAATCAGCCGCCCATGCCGCAGATGCAGGAGCCGCAGATGCAGATGCGTCCGCAGTATCAGCCCGCGCCGCAGATGCCGGCTTACCAACCGCAGCCCCAGCAGCCGCAGAATCAGTCGATCATCTGGGTTCCGAACGAGCAGGCGGCGAACGACTTTATTGTCGCGCCTAACAACGCCGTTACGCTCTGGGATATGAATGCGCCTGTCGTGTACGTGAAAAAGGCTGACGCGAGCGGGAAACCGGCCATGACGACCTACGACCTTGTAGAGCGTGCGCAGGCCGCGCCAGCGCCCGCAGCGCCGCGAAAGGACATGAGCGAGGAATATGTGACCCGCCGCGAGTTTGAAGAGCTGGTAGCCAAGCTGACGGCACCCAGCGCCAGACCGGTGAGAAAGACAAAGGAGGCTGAAAGCGATGGCTAACCCCCTGTTTCAGGCCCTCGGCGGCGGCCAGATGCCCGGCCCGATGGGGCAGTTCCAGAACATGATACAGCAGTTCCGGCAATTCCAGAACAGCTTTCAGGGGAATCCAAAAGCAGAGGTTGAAAAGCTGGTGCAAAGCGGGAAAATCTCGCAGCAGCAGCTGAACCAGCTGCAGCAGGTGGCGGGGCAATTCCGGCAACTGCTGCAATAGTTCGGGAATTCCGAACAGTTGAACGATCAAAATCGTGGCCACGATTGAGATAAATCTTTTGAATCTACGAAAGGAATGAAAAATATGAGTTTGAATGACGGCTCCCCGACCATGACAATGCCCGTCGCGCCTACCGGCATGACAGGTGGCGGCTGGGGCGGCTTCGGCGGTGATAATGGCTGGTGGATCATCATCCTGTTCCTTGCCATTTTCTGCGGCTGGGGCGGCAATGGAAACGGATTCGGCAACAACGGCAGAAATTCCGGCGGCGTTGTAGACGGCTATGTGCTGGCCTCTGACTTCTCCAACATCGAGCGCAAGCTTGACAGCGTAAACAACGGTGTCTGTGATGGCTTCTACGCCATGAACACTGGCATGCTCAACGGCTTCGCGAATGTAACGCAGGCCGTGACCAGCGGCTTCTCGCAGGCTGAGCTTTCCCGCTGCAACCAGCAGGCCGCGCTTATGCAGCAGTTGTTCCAGATGCAGATGCAGTCGCAGAATTGCTGCTGCGAAAACCGTGCGGCAATTGCTCAGGTTCGCTACGACATGGCGACGCAGGCGTGCGACACCCGCAACACCGTGCAGAACACCACGCGCGACATCATCGACGCGATGAACTGCGGCTTCCGCAGCATCGACCAGCGTCTGACGGCGCAGGAGCTGGCTGCAAAGGATGCCAAGATCGCCGAGCAGGCGCAGCAGCTCTTCGTTTCGAACCTCGCGGCAAGCCAGAACGCACAGACGCTCGATCTGCGTAACTACGTGAGCGGGCAGCTTGCATATTATAACCCGCGTCCGGTTCCGTCCTTCGCGGTCCCGGCCCCGTACCAGTACGCAGGATGCAACGGCTATAACGGCGGATACAACTACGGCTGCGGCAACTGCGCGTAACAACTCTACATCGTAGAGCTTTTTCGTGGCCTCACGAAAATGGTCGGCCCCATTGCCGATACTCGACAGCAACGCGGCGGGGCAATCGTCCCGCCGCTGTATTTTTATGAAAGGAATGATTTTATGGCTGAATTTACATCATCCGGGATTCAAACTGTCGCCGCTGGGCAGAACGTCCCTCTGATCTCCACGGCAGCTTGCGGAAAGCCGTGCATCGTACATCGCGAAGGAAGCGGGCTCGTTACGCTGCGCGGGCTTACGCAGCAATGCAAGGCGAAGTTCCGCGTATCCTTTGGCGCGAATATCGCCGTCCCTACAGGCGGAACAGCAGGTGCCATTACCGCTGCGCTTGCAATCAACGGCGAACCTCTGAGCAGCGCCACAGCGGCCGTAACCCCTGCGGCTGTTGAGAACTATTTCAACATCTTCGTTTCCACATTCGTGGAAGTCCCGCGCGGCTGCTGCCTGACTGTAGCGGCGAAGAACACCAGCGCCCAGGCGATCAATTTCGCAAATAGCAATATGATCGTCGAGCGCGTAGCATGAAAGGAGGAAGCGATATGTATGATCTGAGGAATCTCCGCGAAATGCTCTGCAAAGAGCTTGACGAAATCGCCGACAAACGCGAAATGTCCGCGGGCGATCTGGACGCGATCCAGAAGCTGACCAGTTCCATCAAGAACACCTACAAGATCGAGATGCTTGAGGACGGCGGATATTCCCGCGACGGCGAATGGGAAGCGGATATGCGCGGCACATATGGACGCGGAAGTTCATACCGTGGGCGCCGCCGTGACGCAATGGGCCGCTATACCCGCGCTGATGCCCGCGAGCATATGCGCGCGCAGCTGGAGGATATGATGCGCGACGCGGACGACGATAAAACCCGTGACGCGATCCGCCGCTGCATGGAGCAGATCGAGCGGGCATAAGGGGGATATGATATGCTGGATAAAGCCGAGATCCGCAAGGAGATAGCGCGGCTGGAATATGAGGAATCCAGCTATCCCAATTATGCCAAACTGGCAGATCTTTATGTGATACGCGATAAGATGCAGGAAGAGGAACGGGGCGACGGCGGTAGGTATGTGGGTTACTACTCCGGCGCTCCCGCCCCTGTGACCGCAGAACCGGCTATCGTTGGCGAGTACGGGGACAGTGAGTTTTTACTTGCGGTAGCTGGGAAAAACCCGGCAAAGGCTTGGGCGGTTGTTGATGAACTTATGGACACACTATCGCTTGTGAACCGAAAAGTCTATGATTCTGTGCTGCGGAAAATAAAGTCCATGTAGCAAAAAACAGGGGAGTCCCCTCGCATTGCGCTTAATTTGTAGCATACAATGTAGCATACAGGAAATGATTTTATGTTACATAGCGTGTCATAATGTGATTTTTCGCTTTTTGGGAATACGCGGAAAATAGGGCAAAAAGCATAAAAAAGTACCGGTTTTAGCTGCTTTCAAGCTAAAACCGGTACTTTGGCGCGGAAGGAGAGATTTGAACTCTCGCGCGCTTTTTAGACGCCTACTCCCTTAGCAGGGGAGAAAAAACCATTGAAAACACTGGGGAAATTGGCATTTGTAACATATTTTGTAGCATACAGAATTCACTCTGGCGAGTCGTTTTGCAACTGATTTACGGCATCGACCATGCCTTTCATGTCCGGGTGTACGTACCGTTGGGTAGTCGTTATCTTCGTGTGGCGCATGATTTCCTTGATCGTAAACGGGTCGATGTTTTTCATCGCGAGGGCTGTAGCGGTTGTATGGCGGCATGAGTAAGGTGGTAGCTTTTGCACTCCGGCGAGCTCCAAACACTCATAATATCTCTTGTAAAAATTATCTTTGTTTATGCAGCAGATATTTCCGACGCGCGATTTGCTTTCTTCGCATAGTTCATGCAGCACCGGCGCAACGAAATCCGGGAAGACCATAGGCGTTTCCTTCCGCTTCTTTGTCTTTATGCCGCCTCGGACGATCTCATTCTTTTCAAAGTCAATCATATCTTTCTTGAGCTTCAGAAGCTCACCGGGCATCATGCCGGTATAAATCATCGTTAAAATAAACCCAATGAAGTGGTCTTTTGCATACGCTTCCCATAGCTTTTTTACGTCGGCGTCGGTAAACGGTTCCGGCGATTTCTCTTCCAATTCCGGAAGCTTTATGTACTTTGCAAGATTCACGGTTGTCTGCTTTTCTGCGATTGCGAGGTTATAACAGTGGGAAAGGACGGTTTTCATATCTTTCCGTGTGTAATAGGTGCTGGCGTTGCGGTCGATAACATCCTGTATCTGCGCGATGGTAAGCGCGTCTATCTCACGGTCGGCGATTTCTCTCATGCGCTCGAAAGCCTTTTCCGCCGCTCCCTGACGATCAGCCGATAAGGACAGATAATCCCCACGCAGATATGTTTTGTAGTATTCTCTGAGAGTGGGGATTCGCTGCTCTTCCTTCGGAGGGTTTGCTGCATATTGGAGGGCGGCGCGCTTTGATGTAAACCCGCCTTTTGTTCGCATCTTTTGCCGAAGCTTGTCGTTCTCGTCTAGGTAAGTTCTTTCTGTCCAACGCGCCGTCCACGTCTTCCCTCGCTGGTAAGCGCTTCCCTGCCCGTTCCCGCGTGTCCTGTTTCGCCGCGCTTCCTGTTTTTTTCCGCACCAGCAACAGTAGGGCGCGCCGTCTGGGATTTCTTTTTTACACTTGATGCACTCCATGTTTCCCTCCACGTTCTTTTCGAATCGCGTAGAAAGTAATTGCCGAAGCCAGAACTGAACCTACGATCAGGGCGATACACGCCCATGCGGTTACGGACAAATCTCCATCGCGAATGAGGCCTGCGTTCCGAATCTGCGCATCCGTTACAAGGCAGGCAATCAGGGTAAAGGAGAGCAGCAAGCAAAATAGGGCGAGAACGTAACACATTGTATGTGTAGACCTTATCTGCGCGCTCTGTAGGGCTGTTGCTGCCTCCAGCTTGGCGTTTTCAAGCTCGACGTGATGGATCTGCTTGGTCAGCTTTTCCGGGCTTCCAACGCGATTTTCAAGGCCGAACAGCTCGTCGAGCGACAACCCGAGCGTTTTGCATAGCGCAGCCGAGTTGTAAAGCCGTGGATCCGCTTGTGTTCCAGCGTATAATCGGCTCACGGCAGAGAAGGAAACGCCGGACTCGTTCGACAGCTCCTCCAACGTCATCCCGCTTGCATCTTTTGCCCTTCTGATCTTCCCCTGATACGCGCCGATAAACGGAGCGAGATCCTGTATTGCGGACATGATTACGCCTCCATTCGTAAGTTTCAGTTTTATTTCTTACATTTTCCATATAAAAATGCAAAACATGTGACAAGAACGCAGGATTCGCCCTTTTCTTACAAACATTATCTGGTACAATGAAAACGTAGCAGATAGTTTTTGAATCCGGCATCTGCTGAAATGGCCCCACCGTATGTTCCAGATACGATGGGGCCGGTCAAACCAAATATTATATCAAATCATCAGTCCCATAAACTGTACACCATCGGATTCCTGATTCCCAAAAATAACGCGGTCTGTTTGTTTATAATACCATGTTGATTTTTAGAACAATCGTTCTATAATAAATGACAGGAGGAAAAAATATGGAGTGCATCAACATCCGGGTAAACAATGGGCGGGTCGACGTGACGGTCGACGGTGCGAAGCTGACAGACGTGCACAGCGTCAGCGTGGACTACATCAAGGGTATTCCGCTCCTGTTTGCCTGCGTCGCGGACGTAGGCAGGGAGCAGGACGAGCGGCGGGAACCGAGAATCCTGCACTGAATTTATTGTGCGTCCCTCGAGTTCGCTTCCTCCAGCACATTGCCGGTCTGGTCTACAAACTGCACACGCACGTTGTCGACCGGAGTTCCGTTGAATGCGTTGTACATACCGCCGTACATATAAAATGCCAGTGTAAGGAGTGAGTCCTGAAGTCCAACCACATCAGTAGAAAGCGTTACAGTAAAGGACGTGTAATCGCTGGACGCTTCGGCGGAAATGACGTTTGGGTAGTCAGAGGAACCGGCCATGTCCGCAAGCTGGGCGTCAATGTTCTGCACCAGCTCCTGCATAAGCTCTTTGTGCCGTGCCGCCGTCATAACGTAGGTCGCGGAGCCGTCAGGATTCAGCTCTATAGACAGAAGCCCGTCTGTTTCCTTTACCTTTTCGTCCAATGCCTGCTGCGTCGCATCTTCGCCGATAAAGTCGGCTGGGATCGTGAGCTTGACCTTATTGCCCCATGTTTTTTCAGCCGTTATCGGTGTGGTTGCCGTTTCCTCGGTCTGTGCGTCGTCTTCCGTCTTTGCCGACTCCGATGCGGAGATTGTATCCGGCTCCTGCCTCTTGATCGGCTCGGCTGGCTTCTTCGCGGGCTTTGATGCGATAAGGACAACTGCCAGCACAACGGCAGCGAACGGAACAGAAAGAATCGCGATTTTTTGAACCGAAATCATCTTTTTGTTTCTTGCGCCGCATTCCGGACAGACGCGGGCACTTGCATTGATTTGCGTTCCGCAAGAGCGGCAGATCATCTTCCGGTTCGGCGTGTCACAGTGCGGGCAGAACTTCTCCCGTTCCGGGAACTCTGCCCCGCATCTTGGGCACTGCACAATATATTCATTTTTAGTCATCAATGCGGCACTCCTTATATGGTTTGTAAACAATTACATATTACCACTTAGAACCAGCCACCGCAACATAGAAGCTGCACAAAAATAAACGTCGGAATTTGGAAGATTAGAGAAGGAGGACGCAAAAATGACTTGTGTTCAGGGTGATCTGTGCTATAATAAGGGTGAAGAAATTGCGCCCGCTGATATTGGCTTTCAGTATTTAATGGAACTTACATCAGAGGAAAAACTAGAACTAATTAGAATGTGGAAGGAGCGAAACAATGTTTCTGAGCAAGGAAAAGTACGATAATATTATGCTGCAGTTGTGCAGAATCAGGACTGAAATTTCTACAAAAGATGAGTGCGGAGAAGCGTGCCGGATGTGCGAACACGCGATCGGCGCGGCCAGCCCAGGCGGCGACATCGTGCTTGTCTGCGAAAAAAAGCTTAAAGCAGTTTGCAGCGACTTTAGCCCTCGGATCCTGACAGACATTTGTTCAGGAAATTCCAGAAATGTTCAGACGTAAGCATCCCGAGCAGGAATGAGATTACTGCAATCACTAAATCATGGATTCGACTAGCCTTTGTGGACTTCTTCCGCTGATCAATATACGCCAAGTAGTCCTTCCCGCGTTCTTCTATTTCAATTGCGCAGGACGCGCCAAACGATAACACAGGGACACCATCTTTGCTGGGGATTGGGTGCAGATTTGCAAGTCCAAAATGTTTCAGCCTATTTGCGGTCTGGAAAATATCATCCGTCGCAAATATTCTGCTATCTGCCAACGCTTTAAGCATTTTTCTTTCATCTTTGCTCAACTCGATTTCCGAAAACGGAAGGTCGCTTGCATCATCCATTCTGCTTTCTCCGGCTCTTTAGCATACGCGCCATTTTGAGCAAATCACGGCGCTCATTTTCATCCGCAGAACTCCAAATGTCACGGAGTTCTGCGGTTTCGCTATCTTCGGCCTCATCCTTCGGGATGGGGTCTTTTTTTATGCCCTCCTGCGGAACGAGTTCCTCGTCCGGCAGCAGGTCTGCCACGGATACACCGAGATATTCTGCGATAGCCGGTAGCTTGCTCTTTCTCGGCTTTGTTCTCCTAGTGTTCCACTGACTATAAACGCCACTAGATACACCGAGAAATTCGCACAAGTCAGCGCCGGTCTTTTTGCTCTTGGTCAAGTAATAATTGATTTTGTCTATTGTATCCATATTAGTCAATAAATAATTGTTCAAAATGCAATACTATGATAACTAAGTTTTTGTTGACATTCTTAGTAAACTTAGTTATAATAGTTTTTGTTAGGGCGGAACTTACAAGTGAGGTGATGGCGTGAAGAAAGACAAGTATATATGGGGATTTCAGATTGTTGGTTCAGACTGCGGATATGACGAGTTCGGGACGTTCCATTGCGCGTGCGGTCATTGCCTTCCGTTACGAGTTGATGTAAGTAAGGGCGGCAAATATCGCGGCAGCGACTGCGGCGACGGCAGATACGACGGTGAAAAACATGTTGATAAGAAACCGCCTTTTCTCCGTGCGTGCTTTCGAGCCTTCGGTTTCGACAAGCACATTTAGACCGTTTTCTTCTATGGACTTGTAGCGCTTATTCCGATTGAGAAACAACCTGATTCTTTCTCTGAACGACTTGCACATGATTCATGCCTCGGCTTATGAGGCGTGAAAAGAACACCGCCCCGGACAGCTTATCGGATTGTTTAATAATGATAGGTGGTACTTTCATAATAACACAATTCACTAAGTTGTCAAGAAAAACTTAGTATTCACAGACAGGAGGTATGTAAAGGCATGGGTTTTAAGGAAGCGAGGCTTGCCGCTGGATTGACCGTTCAACAGGTGGTCAAGGCGCTAAAGGTTTCAGACGCATCCGTTTATCTGTGGGAAACCGGGCAGATGTATCCGAAGACGGCGCGCCTGCACGAAATCGCAGATCTGTACGGCTGCACAGTGGACGAGTTATTAAAGCCGAGAAAGGAGGAAAAATGACGCTGGATGATATCCGGGCAATGTCAAAGCCAACAATCCTCGCAAGCGAGGCGGCGCAGGTGCTCGGCTGTACCCCGCAATGGCTTCGCTTGATGGCGAGGGAACAGCCTGAAAAGCTGGGCTTCCCGGTCTGCTGCACAAGCAAGCACAGAGTGAAGATCCCGAGAGAGCCGTTTTTGCGGTTTCTCGGAGCATGAGGAGGAACAAATGAAAGTTAGAACTGCCGGGAACAGGAACAGAAGGAGGATGCAGCATGGCGGAAGTGAAGACCTACACCCTGACGCTGGATGCGCAGGAGCTGCATGATCTGATCGAGGCGGTGCTGGTCTGCGAGTGCCAGGCAGCGCAGATCATTAACGGACTCAAGCGAAAGGGACTGGATCTGGACGCGCAGAAGCTCGTGACACAAAACGCCCGTCTGGCGCGTCTCGTCAGGCGGATGCAGGAGGTAAAGAAACCATGTACAGATTGATCTTAAGCGCGACTGAGCTGGAGGTGATCGAGTGCGCACTCCGCTGCACGGCATACGAAGATCACCGGAGGGCGGAAAGGCTCGAAGCGCGGTTCGGAGGCTGGGGCGATGCAGAAATGCGCAACCTAATTGAAACCTACAGGCAGGACGCTGAAGATGAGAGACGCCTCGCAGATACGATCTTCGAGCGGGCGGAAATGCTGGACACGAAGGAGGAAACCAATGGATAACGGGAAGGTACACGTCGAGATCGGCATGGACGGCAAAAAAACGGTATCTGCGCTATCCGGCAGCGCGCTGGAACTGAGCGCTGCTGCCGCGCGAATCCTGAACATATTTTATGCCGCGTTCTGCCAGCGGGGAATAGGCGAGGAATTCAAGGAAACTATGCGCTACTGCGTGAACCGGGAGGACAGCCCGGTATGGAGGAAGGAGTTGGCAGAATGAGAACCAATCTTGCAGAACGGCTCGGGTATGAGCCGGAGGAAACGACCGAGGAACGCCGGGAGCGGCTGCGGGAGGAATTGGAGGCCCGCAAGGCGGCGCGGCGGATCGTCAAGGGCCTGTGCCTTTGGGTGAGCGGCGCGGCGATGATCTTGGCCGCAATGGCCGGGACGGCGGAAATGACGTATGAATGCGTCGTGACCGGCTTCGTCGCGCTCGTAGCGCTGCTGTATGGTCTGGCATAAAGAAATGACCCCTGCCGCGCGGCAACGCGACAGAGGCCAAAAGGAAACTTAAGACGCCTTTATTATAGGGCAGAAAGGAACCTATGTCAAGTTTAACGGATTCCCGCGTCCGGCACGGTGCGAAAGCCTGCGTCGATGCGGTACATCGGGCCGACTACCCGAAGTTCAACAAATGCCTGCTTTCTCAGTGCGAAGCGCCGGAGAAATACGGTGTGCAGCTTGTTCCGGAGGCAGCCGCGGCGATCAAGGCGTTGGACGCGCCGAAGAACCGGGTTGAGCGCAGGAAGAAGACGAACCGGTATTACTTCCGCCTGACGGACGATCAGGCTAAGAAGCTGGACAGGCTTCTGAAAAAGCTGGGCTATTCTACGGTTCAGAGCTTCTGTGAAGCGCTGATCCGCCAGGAGGTGAGCCGGAATGGCGTATGACGGCGAAAACCTGTACTTGAGCATTCCGGAGCCGGAGTACGAGCCGGACGAGCCGGAGGACGAAGACCGTTATTTGTTCTCGCCGCTGTGGCTGGTGGGAAAGATGAAACAGGAGGATCAACATGAAAGTTTATAAAGGCACGGATAAGGATATGAAGTGCCGCGGGTTTCAATACAAGCTCGGCGAAGCCGCTGTTTTTGATGGAGAGCCGCATCTTTGCAGGGCTGGCCTGCACGCGTGCGAACAACCGATTGATGTGCTGAACCACTATGCACCGAACGAAAGCCGATATTTTGAGGCAGATGCCGAAGAAGTAACTGACGAGCGTGAATTGAATGACAGCAAAATCGTCGCGAAAAAAATGACGTTGAAAGCTGAGATTGGCGTTCCCGGCCTCGTGAAAGCGCAGATCGAATATATCAAAAACCAAATCGGATTTGAGGACGCGATCAAGCGCGCAAACGCCGAAAAAAAGAATCATGCCACGGGCTATCAGGGCGCGGCCTCCGCCACAGGCAATCAGGGCGCGGCCTCCGCCACAGGCTATCAGGGCGCGGCCTCCGCCACAGGCGATCGGGGCGCGGCCTCCGCCACAGGCAATCAGGGCGCGGCCTCCGCCACAGGCAATCAGGGCGCGGCCTCCGCCACAGGCGATCTGGGCGCG